ATGCCTCTGACCGACGCAGCTATCAGGCGCGCCAAGCCCAGCGACAAGCCGCAGAAGATCACCGACGGCGGCGGCCTGTACCTTTACCTCACCCCGACCGGCGCACGCAGCTGGCGCTGGAAGTACCGCATCGCCGGCAAGGAGAAGCTGCTGTCGATCGGCCTGTACCCGGATGTCTCCTTGGCGCGCGCCCGCGAGGCGCGCGATGAAGCCCGCCGGCTGTTAGCCCGAGGCGTCGACCCAGGCGCGCAGAAGAAGGCTGCTGCTCTCGCCCATTCCGCCCTCGGCTCGGACAGCTTCGAGACCATCGCCAATGAGTGGCTGGCCACGCGCCCCTGGGTGCCCAGCTATGCGGAGAAGGTTGAAGCGTGGATGAAGAACGATGTCCTCCCCTGGATCGGGTCGCGCTCTGTAGCTGACCTCACCGCGCCCGACTTCCTCCGGGTGGCCCGCCGCATCGAGGACCGCGGCGCGATCGAATCCGCGCACCGGATCATGCAGAACTGCGGCCAGATCATGCGGTACGCCGTGGCTACTGGGCGGGCCGAGCGGAACCCGGTTGCCGACCTGAAGGGAGCGCTCGCGCCGCCGAAGGAGGCCCACCATGCGGCGATTACCGACCCCGTGCAGCTGGGTGGCCTGCTGCGCTCGATCGAGGCATACAGCGGATCTGCCATCACCCGCGCGGCTCTGCGGCTGGCGCCGCTAGTGTTTCTGCGTCCTGGCGAACTGCGACATGCGGAATGGGAGGAATTCGACCTCGACGCGGCCGTGTGGACCATCCCTGCCAGCAAGATGAAGATGCGTGCTGCGCACCTAGTGCCGCTGTCCAGGCAGGCGCTGCAGATTCTGGAGGACATCAAGCCGATCACCGGCCGGCACAAGTGGGTGTTCTCTGGCGCCCGCGATTCCAAACGCCCGATGTCGGAGAACGCCGTTACCGCAGCGCTGCGCAACATGGGTTACGACCGAACGATGATGACCGGCCACGGCTTCCGCGCGACGGCTCGCACCATTCTGGACGAGGTCCTGCACTTCCGCCCGGACATCATCGAGCACCAGCTTGCTCACGCGGTGAAGGATCCCAACGGCCGGGCCTACAACCGCACATCGCACCTGCAGGAGCGCGTGCGGATGATGCAGGTCTGGGCGGATTACCTCGATGGCCTGCGCGATGCCAACGTGGTGAAGCTGCGGGCTGGATGATGCCTACACGCCGCGCTGCATCTGCTGCAGCCCTGCCCTGGCCCAGGCCATGCGGGCGCCTTTCGGCCAGGGACTGACGCCGGCCGCGGCGGGTAGCACTACAATCGGCGTCCGCACGAAAGGGTGATCGTCCAATGCTGCTTTACAAATTTAAGTCGGCCCAAGACGCGTTGTATGCGCTGGATATCGCTATCCACGAGCGGATCTTCTGCGCCCCTTATGCCAGCTTGAACGATCCGTTCGAAGGTCAGTTCCGCACACTAATTGGGGCCCCCAGTCTCGGGTTCCCATCGCTCTTCACGCACGGATTCGGTCAACAAAACACGCGAATTGCATACAGCGGCCTGGACACCATAGCCCTGGAAGGCCCCTCAAGAGTCTGCAGCCTGTCAGCGGACTGGCGTGACGTAAGAATGTGGGCTCTGTACGCAGATAGCTTTCGGGGACTAGCTTTTGAATTCGACGTCAATCCTGATGAACCCGAGCTCCACCAAGTCGTCTACGGGGCGCAGCTGCCAAAGCTGAATGTAGGTCTGCTCAGGCCGTCAGACACAATAGATGCACTGACCCACAAAACGGACCACTGGAGCTACGAAACTGAGTGGCGCTATATTTCAGAGCGACAGTACATCGACCTACCTGGGCGCTTACGAAAGATCTATCTCGGGAGCCGCGTCGCGCCGGCAGTCAGGGACGCCGTGCTGAAGGTCGCTCCCAGCCATACGAAGGTGCACCTAGTTGGCCTCGACCCGGTAAACGTTCGAATGACATTGGGACCTGAGCTACCCCGATCGTCATAGGCGGCAACAGGCATCAGCGACTTGTTCCCCTAAAGATGACATGCGCTAAGGAATATGGCCAAGCTGGCGTCTCCCGGCCTTCAGCCATAACTTGATTGGATCCCTTGCTCTTGGCTTGGTCTCTTTTGGCGGTTGGCGGGGTTCCAGCGCTTCCTTGATTCGCGCCAGCTCCGCAGCCCCGGCTTCGGCCAGGCGCTTGGCTTGTTGCTGCTGCTCGCGGGTTGGCGGCAGGCCGGGCAGTGGCGGCAGCGGCTGGATCGGTGTGCTGTCGGTCAGTCGGGCGACGGCCTGGCGCAGGGGCAGATCGGGATAGAGCCTGGCCGCACACCAGCGCTCGGCGTACCGCTTCGCCTGCCGGACGTTGGCCGCGCGCACTTCCTTCACCTGCCACATCTTCTGGCCTTCCATACATAGCCGGACCCCGGGACCGCCATCGGGCGTGACGCTGGCCGTCTCGCGGCCGTTGTACCAGAGCGCCCAGCGCTCACCTGTCTGGACCCAGCCAGAGGGAATTGGGGTAGTGCGGAAGCCGTGGGAGGAATGCATGGCCGGAAGAATACGGCTGGCCGTCGCAGATCCTGCAAAGCCGCAGGCACATGTCTAAATCGTTCGGGTTGGCCACTGGCGTGGCGCAGTTGATCCGCTTCGGGTTGAGCTGCTTGCCGGCCAAGCGTCCGTCGAAGAGAATTTGCCCAGCACGAAGTTCTTAACGATTCATGCTGTATGGTTGACGCATCTGGCTCCTCTCAGGCGCGAAATCCTTCGCCCCCGTGTCTAGCCCCCTACAGGCACGACACATGACACCCCTAACAGCTTTCCGGGTCCTTCGGATCCGCCCGCTGCTGCGCGTCAACGGAACGATCGAGCAAGTCGAAACTCTGCACGCCAAGTGCGGTTCATGCGGCGACGAGTCACGTATGTCCCGAGGATATGGCCTTGCCGAGGTGGAAGGAGGGGTAGAGCTCACGTGTCCGGCATGCCAGGTGACAGGGATTTTGACCGTAGACCAAGCGTGGATTCTCTGGGCCGAGCAGATGAGGCAGGACAGGATCCTCGCCTTGGCCGGGCTAACGCCCGAAGATCTAAAGCTCACCTAGATCTTTGATCACGGCCTGCCCCGCCTGCAGGAAGCCGGCTAACAGCCGGCCTCCCGCCACCTGCCGGCCCATCTGCTCATTGAGGTAACTAGCCTGCAGACGCGCATGGGCCATGAGATCGGCCTGAGCCATGCTCGGCGTCAAAGCCTGGAGCGGCTCCCCGGGGGACGCCAGCTGCCCGTCGATCGCCTGGACCGTACACGGGCGCTGACTGTCGCTCTTGGCATACCCCGTGGCCATCATCCGGCCGTTCTTGGGCGACCAGCCGCCCAGCACCAACTCGGTCCCGAGCTGGTCGAGCGACAGCCCGGCCTCCGCTGCCGCCTTCTCGTAGTTCGGCCATAGCTGATCCACCACCAACCCCAGCTCGGCGGACAACTGCTCCATCGTGAAGTCCGCACGGAAGCTGGCCTGCAGTGCCAGCTCGTATATGCGAAGAAAGAACTGGGTGGAACCCCGAGTGGCCAGTACCAGGTTGTGCTGAGGGATCAGCAGCAGCTTCGCCCCCGCGGAATGCGCCCCTGTCCTGGCATCCTCTGCCAGCGTGTCTACAGCGACGACTAGGTGTTCGCGAGTGAGCAGAACGTTGAGGATGCTCATTTAGAAAGCAACCGGAAGTTCTGCGAAATATCGCAGCTTGAGCGCTTCGAGTCCACCAGCCACGAGGCTCAGGGAAGTAAGCGCGAGCGTCCACTTGAGCTTGGTGTGATGCGAGGCTCACATCATGTAGTAGACACTGCTGTCTCACGGCTCTTCTCCGGTGCAATATTCCTTGCTCCCGTGTCCAGCCCCCTCAGCGGCACGGCTATGCATCCTCCCAATGCCTTCAGGATCCACTCGATCCTGCCCCTGCTTGCGCCAAATGGCGCAATCATCCGCCTGGAGCAGGTGCGCTCAACCTGCAAGAACTGTGGGCTTAGGTCATCACTGGCCCACGATGCTGGATTCCATACGGACGTCAGGGGCACGACCCTGAAGTGCCCAGCTTGCGGATCCACAGGATTGATGGATGAAATAGAGATCTGGCATCACTGGCTTGAGCAATGCCGTCGTGAACGACTACTGGCGCTCTTCGACCCAACGCCCGACCATCCACTCGATACCGAGGACCCGAAATGAACGATGCCGTCTCTGAACTTCTGGACCGCCTCCACTCCTGTGAAGTTGCGATTGAAGTCCACCGTGGCTATCTGAAAGCAATGGAATACGCGCTGCGGATTTCTGTACTCACCCATCCAGAGCCCGAGCGGTTGAACCTAGCGTGGCTCCAGCTGCTGCCCAGCATCGCTGCGAGGCACAAAGATGACGGCGGCGAGCTCTTCGCTGCCGCCTTCCAACAATCTCTGACGGTTCTTACTGAGCAGATAGGCGCCGAGAGCATGCCTTCCTAAGCTGCCACGGCGAATGGCGTCACGAACGCTGTCAGTAGATCCATCGCCGTTGCGTTCGTGTCGTCCGCGTTGCCGCGCTGATTGAACCGGGTCCAGTCCGCGTGGGCCAATCGCCGCAACTCTTCCGGCTCCACGGGAAGCCACTTCATGGGCCAGAACGGCAGTCGGCGCTGTCCCACCCTGCCCCTCTGCAGCTCGACAACACCGTTGTGGCTGCTGGCGCCCAGCACTCGGGAATAGGACACCGAAAGCCCGTCTTCCGGTCCCTCCAGATACTGGAGGAACCGTTCGCCATCGAAGAGGAGCACCCCCGTAACCCCAGCATTACGGTTGAACCGGGCCGCGTCGTCCACAACTTGATCCAGCTTTCCGTTGGACAAGCCCAGCCTGTCGCCGGCGATCTCGTCGCCAGCGCTGCTCACGTATACGACAGCCCTGATGGGCATGGCACACCTCCTTGACGAGGGACCAGCTTACTAGCAACGGGTTCATGTCAGCGCGAGGTGGCGGACGAGCCCTGAACGCGTCAGGTTCGCATGTTGCTGAATTCGGAACTTCGTCACATGATGCAGGCCCAGCGACATGCACCATGCACGAACGATCTCGGTACTAAGCAATGCCCGACACTGGCCTTTTCTACGTTCTGGATATACATGTGGTGCGCCGCGACGAAGGCAATATCGAACGCGTGAACACAATCAGCATCCGCTGCAACCACTGCCGACACATCACGCATTCCAAAACACCTGGCTTGGAGACCATGCCAGGAGGCACCCTGCTCGCATGCGCAGGATGCGGGAAGCGGCAAGCGGTCAGTAACGCGCGCTTGGTCGAATTCGACCACGTCCTAAGGCTCGACGACCCGGCAACACATGCTGCCAGGGCCATTCTTCGTGGCCAAATCGGGTGACATAATCAGCGTCGCACCTCAGCCGTCGGCTGGGTGCCTCCCAGCCAAACTCCCCATCGTGAAGGCATACCCGGCTTCTTCCAGAAGTGCTCTCATGCGCAGCTCCACACGACGGGGGGAGCGCAGTCCATTTGGTGCATAGAGAGCATATACGTAGCCAGCGCCGTCAATGATTTCGCGGCGGACTGCGCACTCGGTTGATTCCGTAGCTTCGCGCCAGACAGACATTAGCCTAGCCGGGCTGATCGACTGCCCACTGCGAAGTCGGAAGAAAAGCCAACGCACGCCTGGCGGTTGAGCTGGATCTAATCTAGCCATTGCGAGCCCCGGATTCGTCTGGATAGATCATTGAGAACTTGAGGATCCAGGCGAGGGCGCTCATCTTTCGAGGAACGTGGCAGATCTATGCGCTCACTACCGTTCACTAGAGCGGGGAGATCTGACTGCAGATCAATCCACCACTCGGAAGGAAGCCGGAGCCCAGTACCCGTTCGATCGTAGATGCATATCGGGAAATTCATTGCGTTGCTCCTAGATGTAATGAGCATACGCTTGCGCAATGTCAGGCCGGAATGCGACTGCTACAAGGCTGACGCATCAACTCTCTTTGCACATATGAACACGTGTGCTTCGTCTCGCTGAACTTTCAGGAACGACTCAAGCCAGCAAAGAGCAGCGCCTCGATTGGCGATCACCCTTCCCAGCTTTTCAGTCAAACAGCGCGCGCACTCCATCCCTCCAGGACTCTCTCCGTGACAGGTTCGGCACTGAGCCATCGTCGTCGTGCTCGCCGGGCGCGATTGATACATGATCTTGGTCATCAAGTTCACAGCTTGAGCATGGGACGACATATCAACGTTCCTATTGATACAGAAGGAGCCGCGCTGGGCGCGGCCACTCCTTAGACGTCAACGGCGGCTATCGCGACCAGCACTGCCCTTTTGGTCCTGACCGTGGGTCGACTGTTCACGCTCCTTGCTTCCCGGCTGCTGCTGTTGCTGGCCTTGCTTTCCGGCGAGGTCTTCACCGCCAAGCTCGTTCCCGTCCACCTGACCCTGCTGGCCTGGCTGCTTCTTCTCGCCATCCGAGTTGGGGCGGTCGTTTTGGTTCTGGGGAGAATTGTTCATGTCTTACTCCGATGCAGCCATCTGCTGCCAACCCACAGTGCTCGCCAGAGCGTTACGCAGCCGTGCCGGATTGGCGCAAGTATGAACAAGTGTCATGAACAGGCCGATGTTCTGAAGGGTGTACAGTGCAGTCCCGATAGGAGCAGAACATGGAACGCATGAGGAACAAGGATTTCGTTGACGTCGAACGCGAGCTCACCCACTGGAGTTTGGTATTCAACTCTGGTGCCCTACCTGCTGTTAGCTTTCGCCATGAGGTTGACCCGGTCATCCGGATCGCATGTGACATCTACGTCAGGGATCCGCATGGAACCCGCGCAGAATGGTTGGACGACCTCGAGGGCAGACTTGCGGCCCGATCCAGTCTTCGTGGTCACCCTGGCGCAGCGGATATTGCAGGTCAATGCTGGTCGCGCCTCTCTTGCTCCTAGGAGTTTTCTTCCCGCGAGGCTGCGTCGTTCCCTTCTCGCATGAGTTGATCATTCAGCACGTGAACGATGGACATGACCGCATCGGCGAGCGCTCTTGAGTCGCTGATTGACCCGTAAAAATAGATCCTGGAGCCTTCAACCCGGACTTCTGCCAAGGAGAGCTGAGACGCCAGCGCCTCGCACTTCCTCACGAAGAGTTCAGTCCAGCGGGCTCCTGGCGCAAGATCCAACAACGCAATGATCGCCTCATCAGTGGAGGAATCGACGCGCTCATGCAGCTGCGGCACATCGAAACCGACAATTCTCGGAAGCATGGAAGCGCTCAACGGTTGATCCTTTTGCTCACAGTTGGTTTGAGTATCCTCCACAATACTCGGATCCACCATCTGGCAAAGCCCACATCCTTACGCCAAACCCGCCCCCGTGTCTCGATAGCCGGTCAATTCAACGATAGCCATGCCCGTCCTAAGGGAGGCGGGGGTGATCTGGGCGGAATAGCACATGGACACCATCTCGCCCGAGCCAGCGTTGCGGCGGCGTGACGGCCCCAGATTACCCGAACCCCAGCGGCACCTCGGTCAGGTCCACGATGAAGATCGTGGCGTTCTGCGGCCCCATCGTCACGCCCCCTACCGGGAACGTGTTGGTGGTGAGGGTCTGCTGGGCCACCACCTGCTTCGAGATGTGAATCCTGTTATCGCTGGTCATGTGGAAATAGTCGGCGTTCATCGTGCAACGGTCCTGCGCCACGGACGAGTAGTAGAACCGCGGCGATGGGATGGCGATGCCGATCTTGGTGCCCGGGAAGAACTGGCCGATCTCTACAGGCGGCCCAGCCACCGCAGGTAAGGCGACCACCTGCAGCACGCGCAGGCCCTTCCGCCTGGAGTCGTAGAAGACCGTCCCGTCTTCCCCACGCATCCGCAGCCCCACCGGACCGGAAGCTGCGCGCTCAGCGGCGCTGAACGTGTAGTACTCCAGCGACTTGTTTGGAGCCGACCTCGATGCGTATGCGAAGCACGTCACGCCGCTTTGCACTAGGCTGAAGCCGGTATTCACCGACACTGAGTCGTTCACATATCGGCAGACGTGCAGGTTGGACGTGCCGTTGGTGCTGGCCAGGAACCCGCGATCTGGCCAAGAGGCGAACGGCGGAGATCCGCCGGTCGCGCTGCCGGAGAATGATCCGGTATCGAGCGTGCCCGACTTGGCCAGCTGCAGGTTCCGATAGCCGGCGCCAATCTGGATTTGGCCGGTGCCCTGGTTCCGCACGCGTAATCCAACGGCCATCAGCTGTAGATCCCGTAGTGAAGGGTGATGCCGCCCACCGTGTCGGTGGTGGGCCGGCTCGGAAACATCTCCATCCTGACGTGGTAGTTCACCACGTCAGGGTCCCAGCTCCAGTTGATGCTGTTCCCGGTGATGGTCACCGAAGGCACCAGCATGCCGTAGGCCGACCGCTGCCCTTCGCAAGTGAAGTAGTAGAAGGGCTCACCGCCGGAAAAGTCGTTGACGATGAGCCCCCCGTTTGCCTCGGGCGGCGCGATCCACTTGTTGTTGGAGTTGACCGGGCTGTAGAGCGGGAATCTGTACGACCCGATGATCTTGGTCAGACGCGTGGTGACCGTAGTCTCTACATACCCGCTCTCGCTCCTCACCCGCAGACCCACATCGGCCATTACAGCAGCACTCCAAGTTCGACGGCCGGGTTGCCGTTCGGGTAGTAGATGTAGACGCCCTGGTTGGTGATGCTGAGGCGATACCCGCCGGCCACCATGCCGTTGAACTGGAACCCGCCGCCGGCTGCCTTGTCGATCCTCCAGCCGGTCTGGCCAGCAACGTAGTCATCCGACTGGATCGCGCCGCTGATCTTCGCGTTGGTGATTGCCGCATCGGCGATCTTGGCGCTGGTGATCCACGCGGTGCCGATCAGCGCCTGGTTGATGAAGGTCTGGCCGCCCTGGATCACGAACGGCGAGGTCAGCTGCCCGTTGACCAGGTTGACGAACGCAAAGCGATCGGCCGTGAACAGCACCTGGCTCTGGTAGCTGCCATCGGGCTGATTCTCGATGCCGATACCCATGCCGGCCGCGTAGTACTGCCCGTTGGCGGCGATCTGCAATCTCAGACTGTAGGAGGCGCTGATCTTGCCATTCACGTCCACCAGGGCCTGGCTAGCCGCCTGCACCATCGACCGGGTTTCGCCCACCGCCGCCTCGGTGGTATCTACGCGCCGGCCCAGCGCATAGTCCCCACTGGCGATGACCGTCAGCGTGGTGACCGTGCCGGCAAACGAGTCCTCATCACCTGCGTTCCAGTCCTCATCGCCCGCATGCTCGGCGCTGTACTGCGCGACCAGGCCGTCCACCCGGTTGCCCACCGCAGTGACCTTGCCATCGATCTCCGTAACGTCCAGCTCCAGCTGGTCGATCCGCCCGACCAACGCACCGGCCTCGGCCACGGCATCGCCTACGCTCTTCCACTTCGTGCCCGGCGGTTCCTCATTGCCGGGGTCGGCGTCGGTCCACAGCCAGATCTTGCCGTTGTGCACAACCGTCTGGCCCGGCTCATACGTGGCATCTTCGACCCAGATCAACGGAACGATGCTGCCGATGCTCTCGATCTCCGACAGCAGCTCCTGCCCCAGCGCGCTCTTGTTGATGAGGCCGGAGAAGTACGCGTCGTACTCGGTCACGTCCGTGCTCGACTCGCCCACCACACCTGCACCGGCCGGATACCATGGCCCGATGTTGCCGCTGCGGTCCACCAGCCGGCCCCAGAAGTAGAACTTCGCGCCGGCGGCCAGGCCATCGAGCCGGTGCCGGTTCTGGGGATAGGCGAAATCGCCCAGCTTCGTCGCGCTTTCCAGGTTCGGCCCCGCGCTGCGCCAGATCTCGGTGCGCTCGGTGTCGGTTGCCCCGGGCGGGAACGCCCATGCCAGCTGGATGCCGAACACCACCGACGCGGCCGTCAGCGAGGTCAGCGCCGGCGGCGGCTCTGTCTTGCCCTGGATGTCGGTGAGGACGCTGAGGGCTGGCTGCGACACGGCATTGAGGGCATTGACCGCGCGCACGCGGGCCAGGTACTTGCCCGCGTAGATTCCCCGTACCTCCGCGCTGGCCGTGCCCACGCGCCCGACACGCACCCAGTTCAGGTCGTCCCTACGCCATTCCACGTCGTAGGCAATCGCCTTGGCGGCGGCATCCCACTCGATGGTCAGCACGGGCGTGGCGATGCCCTGATCGATGACCACATGCGAGGACATGCGGACGTTGGCCGGCGGGGGCTGCACGCTGGGCGGCACGATGCTGACCGGCGGCGGCTCCAGCCGGGTGCCGTCATCGATCGCGCCGAACTTGTCCGGGCGATGGGTCAGCCCCGTGATGCGGTAGGTCAGCCCCTCTTCCTCGGTGATGCTGATCACCCGGAACTGCTCCATCACCAGGTCGGTCGATTCCGTCGCCCAGATCGACTGTGCCACCGGCACTTCGCTCCAAGGCGCTGAGACCGTCACCACGCGCGTCTCCAGGTTGACCCCGTTGATGGTACGTGCCTGCGTCTTGCCGCTCGGCAGCGTTGCGCGCAGGACGTCACCGACCTGCATGGAGGGCGGCACCACGTCCAGGATCAGGCTGCGGGCCGTGGCCGCACTGATACGGCCGGAATTGCGCCGGCCAGCGCGCTTGGAGTTGGCCACCTGAATCACATCCCCCGGCATGCAGTTCAGAGCATCGAGGCCCACGGCAAAGCTTACGGTCTCCGTCTCAAGATTTTCGCTGTAGAGGATATGCAGCCCCACGCGCTGTGCCTGCGACTTGGAGTGGCAGCCGAAGGCCGTTACCTCGATCTGATTCACGCCGTAGCGCGCGATGCCCTCCTGCAGCTGGACCGGCTCGACCTTCTGCCGGCCAAAGTCGTCGGGATCCGACCACGACACCAATGCCACGGTGTGCCGCGCCTTGCCGCCGCTGCCGATGTAGGTGAACTTCCCATCGACCACGTTCGCCTGGCTGTAGGTGTAGACCGGGTCCTTCGGCATGTCCGCCGAGGCCATGATCTGCCCTGCCGCGTAAAAGCTGATGCCGCGGAACATGCTGGCCATGTCCTGCAGCACCTTGTGGGCCGACTCCCGGGTCTGCAGGTACAGGCTGCAGGTGAAGCGCGGCTCCATGCCGCCCATGCCGTCGCTGACCAGCTGATCGCAGTACTGCGCGATCTCGTACAGGCGCCACTTGTTCACCCAGTCCAGCGGGATGCGGTCGCCCAGGCCGAAACGGTCGTTGGTGACCATGTCGAAGAACACCCACGCCGGGTTGTTCGTCCAGGCCGACTTGAAGGTGCCATCCCACACTCCGGTGTAGGTGCGCGCGATCGGGTCATAGTTGCTCGGCACACGGATGATCCGGCCCCAGATTCGGTATGCCGTGGTCGGCTTGCCCTGGAACTGGCTGCCGTCGATCTGGATCGCGGCCAGTGCGCAGTTCGGGTAGCGCAGCTTCACGTCGATGATCTCGGTCATCGAGATCACGTTCACGGTGTCGGCGACGGTGGAGCTGTTCGCATTCGGTGTGAGGCGGCGGATCCGCGCCTGCCACTGATTGCCCGGCGGCAGGTCGATGCGATGGCTGCGCTGGTATTCGGTGGTGGTCTTGCCGCGGAAGGCGTTGCTCAGCACTGTGCTGAAGGCGCCGCCGTCGGTGGATAGATCGATGGCGTACTCGACGGCGTAGCCCTCGGTGTCGCCGTTCTCGGTGTTCTGCCGCTGCAGGGCGGGCACGCCGAACCGGATGCGGATCGCGGACAGGTCCTGCCCGGACGCTGCGCGCACCACCGGTGTGTCGCGCATCTCGACGCCGACGCCGATCTCGTTCTCAACCGACGGGAAGCCTGGGATGTACTCCTGGTCCTGCGTGCCCGAGCGTGTCTCGACCTTCACGCCGTTGAAGTTGAAGCTACCGTCGCTGTTCTGGATCGGCACCTCATTGAGGTAGATGGACTGGTTGCCGGCCACCAGACCCCGGATCTCGCCCTCGCTGACCAGGTCCAGAACCTTGGCATAGGAGATCGAGTGCAGGCTGTCCGGGGTCTCCACCGGTGTGCGGGCGTTGGTGCTGCTCTTGCCGCCTGCGCCGATCACATCAGCGCAGGCCAAGGCCAGTGGATCGCGCTGGTAGCCGACTGCTTGGTTCACTGCTGATCCTCCGCGTAGATGCCGCCACTGATCACCACGGATCCGACGACCATCCCCTTCGTGTCGTGGCCGCCGTAGGCGACGGGCACCGGGTTGCCTTGGGCCTGCACGTTCACAGGCCCGTTCATGCTGTAGTTCGGCGTGTTCTCGGCGCTCTCCTTCGTGCCCAGGCCACGCGGCTGGGGCGACAGCATCTGCGCCACACCGCCGATGGCCAAGCTCCAGCCGGCCGCGCCGACAGCGCCCCAGAACTTGGCCGCTGCGGCGCCGGCACCCGGACCGCCGTAGATGGAGGCCACTACGATCAGGGCCACGCCGACGATGGTCTGCAGGGCGCCGCCGCGCTTGGATCCGACCAGCACCGGGGCAATGCGGATATCGTCAGCACCCGGCGGATCGTGCAGCTGCGCCTTGCTCAGGTTCTCGCGGCCGATGAACACGGCGAACTCGATGCCCTGGCCCTTACAGCCGGTCAGGAACTGCCTGAAGCCGGGCAGCTGGATGCCCAGCGCGAAAATGGCCTCAGCCGGGCTGTTCACCGCCAGCTGGAACTTGCGGCCGAAGCGGGCGCCGAGGCGGCCGTACAGCCGGACAGTGCGCAGACGCTCAGTCATTGCCAGCCTCCTTGTGGCGAACGATGTAGCGGGTGCGCTCGGCCCACATGCCGCCGTACACCACCGTTTCGGACAGGCGGCCGTGCATGTGATGCAGCATCTTCCCGTCGCCCAGGTAGACGCCGGCATGGTTCGGCACCGGCGAGCGGATCTGCATCAGGATCATGTCACCGCGCTGCGGCTCGCCCTGGATGACCGAGAAGCCCTCGGCCTCCAACCGGTCCAGGCTGTAGAGGTCCTGGCCCTTCTCCCACCAGTCGTCCTCCCGCTCGTACTGGCTGAGCTGGATGCCCAGCTCGCGGGCATAGAAGTCGCGCACCAGGCTGTAGCAGTCCAGCACGCCATGGGCGAACTGGCGGCCCACCAGCGGCGCCTCGTAACCACAGGGCTCGATGGTCTGGAGGTCGCCGCATTCGGGATCAGCCCCGACGCACTGCCCTACGCTCACGATGTGCCACGGCAGGCCGCTGGCCTCGCACATGACGCGGTCGGCGTCTGAAGCGGCGGCGGACGCGTTGGGATGGCTGTGCACGACGGCCAGTACCTCGCCCACGTCCTCGGCGTCGGCGAAGTCCTCCGCCGGCAGCCGGAAGTACTCGCTGGGCGTGGTGGCCAGGTTGCGGCACGGGATGTACGTCTCCCCATCACGGCCGGCCACAATCAGGCCGCAGCACTCGCGCGGGTACTCGGCCACGGCATGCGTCTGGATGGCCTGCAGGGTGGTCTGTTGCATGGATCTCGCCCATAGAAAAAGCCCGCGCTGGGCGGGCCTTGTGGTGCTGCGGGTGCAGCGCGAACGTTCGGTGGTGTGGCTTGGCGGGTCGTCAGGTCCGCAGCAGGCCAGCGGCCGGGAACCCACCGTGCGGGAGAGGCTTGTCCTGGCCGAACCGCAGTTGGCAGCTGCGCACCAGTCCGGCGCACACGTCCCTGGCCGGGTCGTCCACCGGCTGGTCGTTGATATCGAAGTAGGCCGAGCCGGTGTAGCCGCAGTAGGGGCCGCGGTAGCCGCCATGCAGCAGCGCGCTGCAGATCCTGGTGCACTGCCGCGCGGGCAGCTCCCGGCCGTTGAAGTCGGCCACGGTGGTGAGCTCGAATTCGACGGTCTCGTCGTCCTCGCCCACCTTGCGCTCGATGTACCAGATCTCATCCGGGAAGTGCTCGCCCGGGTCGGCCAGCGGGTTCCCCTCGGCGAAGTTGGCCGCGTCCAGGTACTTCACCAGCGTCTGCCGGCGGATGACCCTCGCGCCGGCCAGGTCCTGGAACATGCGACACAGCGCGCCGATCACGCCGTTGATGTTGCTGACCTTCAACCGCGGGTTCGGCTGCTGCTCGCTGGTGCGCTCAAAGCCCGTGGCGATGATCGGCCACGCCCCGTACTCCTGCCCTTGCCACCAGATCGGACCCGACTGGAGGTGCGCGTGGAAGAACAGCTGATCGGCACCGAAGCTGGTGCAGTCCAGCTCGTAGACCGTGACCCGTCCGCCCGGTTCGAGCTGCTGGGCGTCAGCGGTGATCATGCTGCTCCCTCCGGCTGCGCACCAGCAGCTTCCAGCGTGGCAAGGCGTGCCTCCAAGGCATCAATCTGCAGACGCATCGCCTCTTCGCGCTGGCAGCCCTCGTCGTGGGCGGCAACCAGGTAGGCGATCAGCTGGTCCGTGGCCCAGCCAGCGTACTGGCCGTCGATCACATCTTCGATGATCACCTCGGGCGTGTGCTGCCGCATGGCGTCATCTGCCATGACGAAAGCGCGATCGAGGCCGTCGGGGTTGTACTGCGGCAGGTACTTGCCGATCCGCACGTTCAGCCCACGCACCGCGTCTGTCGCTCTAACGATTGGGCGGAGGCTTCCCGCGTCCTTGATTGCCGGGTCCGAGCCGCCGTTGACGAAGCTGCCCGGCGCCGTTGCATTGCCGTTGGACTGGAACTGAAATCGCTGAACACCCACTGCGATATCGAGCCGGCCGAGGCGATGGAACTCAATGAACTGCTGCGTGGTGGCATCAACCACGCGTCCGATTCGCCAGTTGAAGGACGACCACGAGGTGCTGCCATCGGCAGTCTCGCGGTAGTACTGCATCTCGATGCGGTCGTCGTTGTCGCCCGGCTTGCCATTCCACGATCCGAGAATGTAGCCCTGGTACTGACCTGCTGGGATGTTGTTGCCAACGACTTTCAGTTGGTTCGTGTCGAACCGAACAGCCGGCGCCGTGCCGAGGATCAGGCTACCGGCCATCTTCAACAGCCCATCTGCATTCCCGGCGGAGTTCAGGCCACGCAGCACCGGATTACCGGAGCCATCGTTCTGGACGCCCAGCATTGCGCCGTTAGCGGAGAACTTCCAGGTGAGCCCACCGGTCATGGCGTCGCCGGCCTTCTTTACCGCACCGGTGGCGAGGCCATCCAGATACTCATCGTTGGCGTTGATCTTCTGAGCCATGACGCGCGCAGGGTCGCCGCGCTTGCCGTTCGGCTGCGGGGTGTCAATGTCAATTGGCTGAAGTGCCATGTTCACTCCTTACGGCTGGAACGTCTGTTCGAAGGTGGCCGTGACGCTGTAGGTCAGGCCATTGGGGAATGGCTCGCCTTGCGCTGTGCACTCGAACAGGAGCAGGCCACGCGGGCTCTGCCACAGGAACGAGCGGCCGACGTGCGCATCGAGGAAGGCGATGATCTGGTCGATGGTCGCCTTGCTGCCGGTGAAGGTGAGCTGGTAGCTGCGGCTGCGAGGGTTGATTCCATCCGGCGCGACCTGGCGATAGCCATCGCCGAACTGCACGCGGTGCACCACGTCCTTGATGGTGCCCCCGCCTGTGCTGGTGGGCTTCCAGATGAAGGTGTCGGTCATCGTCCTGCTCCCATCACCCGCATCGCGCCGCCGTCCTTCATCGACCTGACCTGCGCCTCGTTGATCTTCATGTCGATCAGCTGCCCGATTTCCTTTCCGAACCGCTGCCACACCGGGGTTTCTGCGGAAACGTCGGTGGACCCGTCGCTGTTGACGACCACACGCACGCTCACCACAGACCCACTACCCGTTGATGCGCTTCCAGTGCCGGCGGTCGGGGCCGCAGGGATCACCGCTCCGTTGTCGCCAGGGATGAGGTACGTCCTGCCGTTCTGCCGGAACAGCTCTGGCTTGCCGCCCTCGCCCACCTGGTAGAACGAGTCCGCTGCCACAGGGCCACCGGTTGCGCGGCCACCGCCGTAGCTGGCCAGCAGTCCGGCATTGATGCTATGCGTGCCGCTGGTCGCGGCCGCGTTGCCCGCCGCTGTCACCCCGCCGCCCCATGCGCCCGCCACCGCATTGATGATGCCCACGGCCGCCTGCTTTGCAGCGATGCGCGCGAGGTCGGCAACGATGGCGTTGGCCATGTCACGGAACGACAGCTTTCCGGTCTGGGCGAACCGCACCCAGGCATCCTCCCAACCGCTCAGGGCTGTGTTCATCAGTCCGTTTGCCTGCTCCAGCGCATTGCTGGCGGCGAAGGCATAGTCCTCCCACGCGCGGCGCGCGCCTGCACGCCAGTCGCCCAGCATCGCCAAGCGCTGCTCCTGATAGCCCCGCTCGATCTCCAAAGAGCGGTCAAGGCTGGCCTGCAGAAGTGCCACTTCTGCCTGGTACTCGCCGCCGCTTAGGGTGCCTCGCAGCTTCTCCTTGTCGAGTGCCTTTTGCTCATCCAGGTACTTCCGCTGGATGTCCAGCCGCCTCTGCAACATCGCGGTGGCATCTCCACCTCGGCTTAGGCCTATCAGGTCGATTTCTGCCTGCTGCCGTCGCTGCTTCTCCAGCTGTGTCAGTCGTTCGATCAGGGCCGCCTGCGCAGCCATATCCCGTTCGTTCTGCTGGGCCACAGTGGCGATGTCATGCGACATGGCCAGGCGCTCCCGCTCCGTCTCCAGCAGGCGGCGCTCGGCGTGTGTGAGCGTGCCCTTTCCGTCGGCCAAACGGATATCGATCTCTTCGATCAACCGCTGCGACTGCGAAACCCGCTGTCCACTGCGGGCCAGCTCATCGTTGGCCGAGATCTGTTGCTGCACCCTCGCCAGCAGCTGTTCCACGCCCGAGCGCGCCGTCTTGCCGGTGCCGGTTGTCCGCTTCGCCGACTCCTCCTGCGACTTCATGTAGTTGGCGATGGTCGCCTCGATCTCAGCGCGGGTCCTGCCGGCTGCGATGCCCTCAGCCTCGATGCGCTCGACCTCAGCACCCATCTTCAGCTGCTTGTCATACATCTCCAGCCGCCGGTTCCATTGGCGTGTCGCCTCCGGCTGTGCGGCCATGTCTCGGGCAGCCTGCGGATCCAGCGCGCCACCCTCATCGATGGGCTTGGGCAGCGGCGGCAGGCCTCGCATGGCTGCCGCAGCGTCATTCAGCACCTTCGACAGAGACGGCAGACCGCTCCACTTGACCAGAGCTCCACCGGCAACGCCCAGACCCAGAACGTCGCTCAGACGCGGCATGCGAGCCAGAACGCCCCATTCCCCTGCCAAGTCCACCACGGCACTGGTGAAGCTGCCCAGCGCCCCCCATGCGCCGCTGATGTCGTCCTTGATATCTCGCCAGCCCTTGGACATCTCGGGCATCACCGCCTCTGTGCGGTCCGCCACATCATTGAGGTGGGCTGCGAAGATCTGCATCGCTTCACTGGCAGCCTGCTGCATTCGCCCCTCCTCCTTAAGGGCGACAATGCGCTGCAGCTGCGCGGCGGTCAGGAAGCGCTCTGCGTCGTTGAGCTTCAGCAGGCCTTCGACAGGCTCCTGGGCGATGGATTCGAAGGCTCGGACCGTCTCATGGGCCGACCGACCGGTTGAAGCCTCCATTCGGGCTGCCGCCGCTGCCACCATCTCGAACTGCTCGCCGGCGAAGCGCCCCGCCTTCGCCGTCTCCGTCAGCGCATCGACCGCGCCACCGCGGGACACGCCCTGCAGGTGATCAATGCTGCTGGCCAGCTCCAGGAAGCCAGCGGCACCGACGGCGGCGCCCTGCCCGCTCAGGATCTGGGCCCTCTGGAACTCGAACAGCTGGTCTTCCGACTGCTTTGCGGCGATTGCCAGTGCCGCCAGCGCGGCGGCAGCCAGCGTCACCGGATTGATCAGCCCAAGCACATACCCGCCCACGGCACGCGCGGCAGGGCCGATGCCACCGAATTGATCCTTCAGCTGGCCGCCCTGCTGGATCGCCACCATCCACGCCGGCTGGCCGCTGATCAGGCTGGTGGTGATGTCGGTCACCTGCATGGGGATCATGCGCAGGTTGTTCTGCAGCTGCCGTGCGGACATGGCCATGCCGTTCTGCGCACCGGTGGCGTTGAGGATGGACGCGCGGGCGGCGTCGATCTTGGCCTGGTACTGGTCGAACACGGCCGGATTGATCAGCCCCGCCTTGTGCGCTCGCTCCAGGCGATCCTCCATGGCCGCCAGCCGGTTGAGCGCACCCACAGTCGGGTCGATCTGGCCCAGCAGCTGCTTCAGGTTGATCTGCTGCGCCTCAGCAGCAGCGGCAGCCTGGCGCACCTCATTGGCGGCCCGTGCCTCAGCCTCTTCCAGAGCGCGTGCACGGGCGACCACGCGATCCTGCTCACTGCCGGCGCCGGCCAGCGCCCGCGCCTTGCGGTCGATGCCCAAGGCAGCATCGCGGGCGGCCTCAGCCAGAGCGCGCTCCGACAGGTTCGCCTCCCGATTGCTGGCCGCCCATTCCATGGCCCTCTGAGCCACACCCTTCAGCCGTGCGTCCTGATCGGCCAGCTGCTTCTCCAGCTGCTGGCTGGCCGTGGTCACCTGTACAGTCGACGCCGCTGCAGCAGCACCCGCCGCGCCGTAAGCCTGCGCCTGAGCCGCGATGCTGGTCAGCTTCCCGTCGAGCGCGCCCAGCGAGGCCAGGATCTCGGTGTTGGTCCGGTTGAGGCTCTGCAGCTCGGTGATGACCGCGCCGGTGCCGGTGCCGATGCGGTCCAGTGCACCACCCAGACGGTCACCAAGAGCGCTGGAGGAACGTTCCACCGTACGGGCCAGCGCCGAGTACTCGCGGTCCAGGCGATCAGCAGCGCCGCCGGCACGATCAGCCGCAGCAGCATTCTCGTCCAAGGCCTTGGTGCCTTCGACCAGGCCACTGCTGTCGACCTTGTAGCCAAGCTCGGCGATATCCATCAGGGGCTCCCGTTGTTCTGCATTGCCCGCTCACGCGCGGCTTTCTGGTCTTCGCGCACCGCGCGCAGGTACTGGTCATCCATCGCCATCAGCATCCCGACCTCCTCCGGGAGAAGGTCGACCTGCAGCAGGCGGGCCCATTCGCCGATGTCAGCAAACGTCAACGCCTCCGGGCCGCTGTGCCTGCGCCCGGATAGCTCCCAGAACCAGCCCCAGACGTGGGCAGTCGCGTCCGGGACTTCCAGCTCAGGTGATTCGACGATGCCGAAGCGCGCATTGCGCTGGCGCCGGGTCTCGCCGTTCTCATCCGCCATGTCGTAGCGGACGGCGATGTAGACGGCCTCAGCCGTCCGTTTCGTCAGGCCGGCGAAAGAACTCCGCCCGGTCGGTCAGGGCAACGTCGACCTGTTCCCCCACCCAGGGCAGTTCCTTCAGCAGCTGCTGCAGCGTCTGCGGGTTGAACTCGGGCTTGCTGCCGTGGAAGGTCAGCTCACCCTGCCACTCCCAGCCACCCACCGAGGCAGCCAGCATGCTGATGCGGCTGGCTTCGATCTGCTCGGCACTCACCTTGCCGCGGTGATTGATGCGATCGTTGATCGACTTGCGGGCTGCGGCTTTCACCTGCGGATGGCTGTCCGGCAGCAGTGTCAGCACCAAGCCCACCGACTCCTGGGTGGCCGGATGGAGGATGTCCAGACGGCGCTCCACCGCCACGACGTTTGAAAGATCATTCATTGGAATCTCCAAATAAAAAAGCCCGCCAAACTCTGGCGGGCTTGATAGCGTTAATCGAACGAACTCCTGAATGAGGCTAGATTCCCAGCTTCCGCTCCAGTCCCGACCTCTCCTCAAACAACCCTTTATGCGCATTGAACGCCATGGTCGCGATCAGTTCGTCCTCGTTATCCAGAAGCGACAGATTCAACCCCGCGAGCTTCCACGACGCTACACCACCCAAGGCACCCGCAGCCTCGACAACGCGACTGACCTTTCCCGCATTATCAAACCTGTAAGTTGACTCCGCGCCATGGAAATTGCTATGCAATCTCAGAGAACCGGACAGAAGGAACCTCTTGACCGCTTCCTCCGACTCAAGCGAGCTCGAGAGAACCGATACCATTGCAGAGTACCTGGCAAGCTTCTGAGTGTCTTTTCTGGCCGCCGCCCGCTGATCATCAATTAGCCTGTCGCGCTCTAATAGAGCATCACGCATCTGCGCCGATTGCTCTTCGCTGAGCGGATTGCGGTTTTCGGATCTCAGCTCCGCTGCTCGAAGCCGACGCCTCATCTTCAAGTTCCAGCGGTGCACAGCCTCCACCGCCCATGGAATCAAAAAAATTATCACAGCACAGGAAAGCAGAGGCCCCAGAAAGTTCATGTACGAAAAGCTCCAGACATCTGGATATAGCTTGTCGTCCACATACTTGAAGCGATACTCGAGGCTATTGCTCGAGAACAGAACAAAGAACAAGCGGTGATTCCAAGCCAACCACGCGACCAAGAAAGCCCCTAGAAAAGGGTTCGCCAAGCGCCCCCTAATCAAGGACTTGACCTCCCCCTTCAACTCCGAGACTACATCTTGCACATCATCTGACATACCGCCCCCTTAGCTAGACGCCCTGATTCTACGATCAGTCCTCAGGAGATTGCATGCCTATCCTCTTTAGAGCCCCTTTCACACCGCAGCTTGTTTCAACGGCACTTGTTTCACGGCACGAGGGGAAAGACTGCCGCCTTTCCATTGGATATTGCGTTACGGGGTGGCCGGTGCTGGCACAGTGAGCGGCGCCTGGTTCAACGCCAGGGTGAAGGTGTTGAGGATGAAGTCCTCATTGCGGCCACCGGGCACGTTGGGACCGGTCACCAGACCGCGCAGGTACTCGATGGAGCCGTCGGCGCGTTCCACCTTGAACGCATAGGCGTCCGGCACGTTGGGGGCGCCCGCGGCGCGCAGGGCCACCTGCCCCGGATCGGTCAGGTCCTCGGCCACTTCCACCTGCGGGTCGCCGGCGTTGGTGATGCCCTTGCCCTTCAGGGCAACCAACGTGTCCAGCGTGTCGTACTGCACGATGTTGGTGTTGATGCCGCGCTCGCCGATGCTGCCGACCTTCTTCACCTGGACGAAGGTCAGGGCCGCGAACTCGGTTTCGGTCAGGTCGGCATTCTTGGGGGTGACGCAGATGTAGAGCTTCGAACCTGCGTTGGTTTTTGCTTCAGCGGCCATAGCCGTATCTCCTCGCGATGGGCGTAAAAAAACCCGCCACGGGGCGGGGTCGCTGGAAAACAGAAAGGCCCGCTGGTGGGCGGGCCTTGATAATCAGAAACTAACTCAGCAACGAATCTTGAACTCACCACTGCGAATAATGATGTAATGGTTTGTCGTCTCGACCACGTGCCAACCTAAGGCCTTCGCCTCATTGACGAGTTCCTGGCCGGTATCTGCACATTGAGCATGAACGTCACTGATAGCGCGTCGCGTCGGATCCCCGACCATAGACGATGTCTGATGCAACCAAGCCTTCAACCACGGCGTCATCGAAATTTCCCTATAAGTTAGCCGGTTGCTAACAAGGTCCCTATCGGATCGCCGAGCAGAATCTTTAGTGCCAACTGCGCTACTTGGGTCTCAGCTTCGCCGCCACCAGCTGCATGGCCTGCGGCCGGGTGAACCCCGCCTCCACATAGGCCAAGTACTCTGCGCGGACGAATCGCGCCTGCTCAGCGCAGAACTCGTCCAGCAGCTGCCGGTTCCGCTTCATGCGGGTGATGGCATCGCGCATGGCCTGCAGCTCACCCTCGTTCGGGATCTCGTTGCTGCTGACCAGGTGCAGGTTGGGCGGCTTCGGGCTCATGGCCGGAGTCTACACCGTAACGAATCCCCGCCACGGGATGGTGACCGGATGCATGACCCGCTCCGGGTCCTGGATGATGCTGGAGGTCCAAGGCTTCCTCTCCAGCCGCATGCCGGCGAAGGTAGTGCCCTTGGCGAAGGTGGCGATGATCTGGTCCGTGATCGCGGTACCCACCATAATCCCCTGCCCCGGCCGATAGCAGGCCGACAGCTGGCCAAACCCCTGCATCAGGAATGGGCCATCGTCCTCGATGCCGTAGTTCTCGGTCCGATTCGGGAACCACTGCAGCTCCAGCCAGCGGGCACTGTTGCCGGTGGGCGGCGTGAACCCCTGCCCAGGGTAGGAGCAGGCTAGGCCCTGCGCTGCAGCGAATTGCCCCACCAGCGTGGCGAATGCGTCATAGATCGCGGTGTCGCTCATTCCATCCGTCCTTTCACGTCGGCGGTGACCTCTGCCACGATGAAGTCCCAGCGCTGTGCCGCCGCCCGCGCGAAGCCCTTCCCTGCCTGCGCATAGGTCCTGCCCAGGCTGTCCTCGCCCTGGAACCCGTGCTCCATGCGCATGGCGTACTTCGCTGTCCAGCCCGCCCACACGGCCTGCCCCAGCTCCAGGGTCGCGAACACCACCTCCGGCGCCGGGGCACTATCCGAAGGCATACCCTCGACCGATGCGGCCGCAGAGTTGCGCAGGAAGCCGGTGTCGACCGGCATTCTCCCGCCCTGTCCCTCTGGCGTGCCGGCTTCCTCCATCAGCTTGGTGGCCGACTCGCGGAAGATCACGCCCTGCATGGCCTTGGCCTTCTCCGTGAAGGCTCTGACCTGGCTGCCGAACTTATTGGCCACGCTTCACCTCCGCCGCCATGTTCACCCGGTACCTCTTCATGCAGCGGCAGCCGATGGTTTCCTCCGGGCCAGCGCCGAGCGAGGTGTCGCCGGGGAAGCGCATCAGCGCGCCGCTGGGCGTCTGGAATGGCTCACCGAACCGACGCACCTGGCCGTTCATCGACTGGTGGCTGTGACGGGTTCTGTCGTCACCGGTGGCTGACCAGGTGCCCTCGACGTTCTCCGGCGCCAGGCGACCGCTTTCGATCTGCTGCCGGAACGCCGCCTCCCGGCCAGCGGCCATGGCTGTCAGCGACTCGGTGCGAGCGATCATCTCGCCGCGTAGTGCCAAGAGCCTGTCCGCGTAGCGCGCCGCGATCTTCTCCACGTCGGCCGGTGCCACCGGCTGGCCAGCCTTGATGGCCCGGCTGACGATGCCGTCCAGGCGCCTGTCCCGCCGCTTGCGGCTGAAGTACTCCGCCATCTGCGCTGGATCACCACTGGCCAGATGCTGCCGGACATTAGCCACAAACTGCGCCTGCTGCGCGGTGAGGCCCACGACACCGCCACTGCGGCGCCCGGTCTCGCCCACGCGGCCGACCAGATCCAGCGCCGTCTGGCGCGGGTTGAGGCCAGCGGCCATGCCGCGGATCAGATGCTGGCGCACCAGCACGCGCTGATCCTCCACCACGCCGGTGATCAGGCGCGAGGAGTTCGACTGCAGCCAGCTCTCCACGCCACGGTTGCGCATGTCGAACCCGAACCGCAGCAGCGGCGTGTCGTTGGCTGGGTTGTACCGCCCGCGCACTTGCTGCCGCAGCGACAGGGTGGGCAGTTCCTTCATGCCAACTTCGGCACCAGTTGCGAACGCCTGCCGCACCTGCTCGGCCAGTGGTGAGAAGCGCTCGCCGTCGAAGCCCAGCGCCTCCAGCACGGCGTCCACCTGCCCCGACTGCAGCAGACTCGCCAGCAGGTCCAGCTGCACCTGCGATCGCACGCCTGCAATGGCTTGCTCGAAGGCGCGGCGGACAGCCGGCTCCAGGCGACGTGCCAGCAGCTCCAGCTCGCGGGGTGTGTAGTCGGCCATCAGCGTCGGGCGTGGAACTCGTAGAGCAGCACCTGCCCGCCAGGGGAGAGCGGCTGCAGGTCGATGAGGTGATACAGCTGGCCGCCCAGCAGCAGCCGGTCGGCCTTGCCGGGCTGAACGTCCACCGCGGTGGAGATCAGGCCCAGCTTGTCGCCCTGCTGCACCAGCGTGGTGTCGCGGTTGGTCAGGCTGTACTCCAGCTCCACCACCTTGCAGTCGTGCCGCGCGGCTGGCCCGGGCTGCGGGTTGTGCGGCGAACCAGTCGGTGCGCCGTCGCGCTCCAGCTGGGTGCTGTAGCCGTAGCGGTCGATCTGCTTCGTGGCCGTCGCCCGCATGCGATCGTAGAAGGTGTTCATACGACACGCACCGCAGGTAGAACCGCCGGCGTCCGCAGCAAGGGCGCCAGGATCTCGTCGATGGCCGGCACCACCGGTCGGTTGGGCACCTGGCCCGCTGCCGTGGCATCGGCGTAGTTCACTTCGATGGGGCCAACCTTCTCCTTGGTGACCGCCTCGCTCGCCACGAAGTCCGGCGAGAGGCTTCCGGGCGCTACCAACTCGCGCAGCGCGGCCTCGTAGGTTGCGCGCTCCACCTCGTCGGGCACCTCGTCCGGTTGGATGGAGTCGCCGTCGTAGTCGATCGCACCGGTGCGGGGCCACTCATTCGGCTGGCCCCGCCCGGCAGTGCGCACGCCGGGGAACATCGACGTCCAGCGGCCAGATGCCAGCAGCACCCGGTACCGACCGTCGATGTAATCCGTGGCACGGACCAGCGCACCCTCGCGGGCCTGTTCCGTGCCTGCGGCCCAGGCGGCGTTGCCGCGCGCCAGGTGGTAGCTATTCGCGCCTTCCAGCGTGCCGTACATGGTCAGCCCTCGCCGCCCGGGTTGCCGCCGGCGGCCTTTTCAGCATCGGCGACTGCCGCCTGCAGCTTCGGCACACCCCAGTTGCCCTTCGCGTCGATGCCCAGCTCCTTGGCGCGCGCGATCAGGGCTTCCTTGTCGGCGCCGCCCTCGCCGCCCGGGTTGCCGCCGGCGGCCTGCCCGCTGCCGCCGGCGTCGCCACCGGTGATGCTCAGGATCTCGGCCTTGATCCAGCCCTGCACCACCGAGTTCTTCTTCAGCTCCTCCCAGTTCGCGACCGGGGTCTGTTCGCCCGGCGGCAGAATCGTGCCGTCGGGCAGGCCCAGCGGGCCATTGTGGTTGTTCTTGATCTTCATGCTTCGCTCCGATGTGGCCCCGGCGCGTGGCCGGGGCCGTGGGGATCAGATGCCGTCCAGGTAGACGACTTCCTTGGGCAGGCGCACGTCCAGGCCACCGAGGCGCATCACGCCCGGAATGTCCCAGCGCAGCGGGCCGCTCTGCCAGGCCGGCAGGAAGCGGTGCGGCATCGGCATGTGCAGCTTCAGCACCTGCGGATCGTTGCGATACGCCACCAGCCGCGTGGTACCGCCGACGCCGGCGGTGTCCAGGCCGCGCACGCCGCGCAGGGTCAGCTGCTGCCCGGTCTGCACGGTGTACAGGTTGTTCTCCAGGTACCACTGGATGATGGTCTTGTCGCTGTGCTCGCTCATCTTGCGGGTGGCGAGTAGGTTGAACTTCGACCATGGCAGCAGCAGCGTGTTCGCGATCGACGCCGTGTTCGTGCCGTTGAACACGTTGAGCAGCGCCTGGTTGAGCACACCCACGATCAGCTCGGAGTCGGTAGAAACCGTCCAGTTGCCAGTCGGGGCAGCAGTCGGAATCACGCCAGCTGCATTGAACAGGCCGGTGAAGCCCTTGCTGGCATCGCCGAGGAGCGCGACGCGATCGACCATTTCTTCAGACGCACGGCGTGCGGCGGCTGCATCTTCGGTCGACAGGTTGATGCCCAGCATCTTGGCGCGACCGATCTCTTCCCAACCGAACCCGTAGCCGATACCAGCGGTGTAGACCGGCGTCTCGAACTTCGAGCGGACAGTGCCAGCCTTCGGGATGTCATCGGCGTTGCCGTTGATCCAGTCGGCCTTGCCATACTGGTCCTGCGACATATAGGTCACCGACGTGGCGAACTCGCTGCCGGTGGTGTCAACCGGCACCAGGGTGCGGTACTGCACGTCGGGGTAAACGGTGCTGTAGATGCCCGGCTCGATGATCGAAGCCTGGGCGATCACGAAGCCCAGGGCTGCCTGGGCGTCGATCAGGGGAATTGCGCTCATGTGGTTGGCTCCTTAGCCGAGACGGACGACGGCCAGCTGACCGGCGGCGGTGGTGCTGGTGTCCCAGCGGGCGCCAGGAATGGCGGTGTTGTCGGTCGCCACGTTGGTGAACGCGCCGGCGGCGGTCAGGTAGACGGCGTCGCCTGCGGCCACCGCCACTGCGGCGGTCACCCACAGGTCGCCCTTGGTGCGGACACGGGCCGACTCGCCCACGCCGAACGCGTCGGTGGCTCGGCCGGTTACCTGGCCCGCCGTGACGATCAGCCCCGATGCCGAACGGTCCAGCATCGCGATGCCGACGTACTTGCCGCCGGCGAAGGCCTTCACCGACTTGTCGGTGGCGCCCTGCTCCACAGCCTTGCCGAAGGCGATGGCGGCACCTTCGACGGTGCGAGAGATCTCGGTAGCCGGCAGCATGGTGGCCGGCGCGCCCGCAATGGCGGCCGGCTGGATGTCCGGATAGTTGGTCTGCAGTGCCATGGCTTAGGCCCCCTTCTGGTTGGCGGTGCGGTAATCCAGGCCGGCCACGGACGCGGCGTAGCCGTTGTCCTTCACGGGCTGGCGGTGGGTGGAACTGTCGCGCAGCGCCTGAGCGACCGGATCGACCGGCCTGGCTTCGTCGGCCAGGATGTCGAAGCGGGCCTCGATGTATGCGTCGGCCTTGCCCGCCACCGCGGCATCGCCGAGCTTGGCGACCACGGCAATCTTGCGGACCTCGGCATCGGTCTTGCCGCTGTAGTCGGCGTCGTGCACAGCCTTGGCCTTGGCGATCAGGTCCCCGCGCTGCTGCACGCGCTGATCCAGGTCGGCGTCGCTCAGCACCTTGGCCTTCAAGGCATCGCGCTCGGCCTCGATCTTGGCGATAGCCGCGTCCTTGGCATCGATGGCAGCCTTGTGGGCAGCATCGGCGTTGCCAGCGGCGGTATGCGCATCCTTCAGCTGCTGCTGCAGCTTGCCAATGGCCTGGGCGCCGGCGTCGTTGGTGACGACGGACAGCCCATCGACCAAGATGGTCTTGTCGCTCATGGGTTCTTTCCTCGTAGATGGATTGTGGTCGTCGCCGTGCTGGTGCTGCTGACCACGCGCCCGGTCGACTAGCGCGAGTTCGTACTGCGTGAGCGGGGCCGGGCCCCAGTGCGAATCACCCATGCGGGTATTGCCGGCGCGCGGGTTGTTGTCCGGCAGATAGGCCACGTGGTTAAAGCGCAACGGGCCGGCCTGGCGGTACTGGTACGGGGTGCCGTCGGGCGCCACGCCTTCGTCGGCGACGATCTCCACCGAGTAACCGGCAGACAGCGAGCGCGCGCCGGCGGCTACCTCCTTTGCAGATGCGGCGTCCATGATTGCCATGGGTGCAACGACGTGTTCGCCGTCACGCACCACACGACCACCCACCTGCCCAACCGTCAGCTCTTTCCAGTTGTCGGCTGTGACACCTTTCGGCGGGTGGCCGCGAGTGACCGGCCGGCCCACCAGCGAGCGCATGCTGTCCTCATCGAACACCGTGGCCGGATCGCGGTAGACCCCGAACACTCGACCGGCGTCGTCGCCAGTCAGGCCCAGCTCGCGGCCAAGGTACTGCTGCACGTTGCCCGCGCGGCTGACCTTGGCATCGCCGACCAGGAAACCGTCGCGCGTGAAAGCGAGCCCGGACGCGTCAAGCGCCAGGCTGTCGAAGATCTCCATGGCTCAGTCCTCGCTGTTGCTGTCTGGCCGCGGCGTGGCGGCGGCGCGCAGCTCGTCGTCGTCCTGACCGCCCTCGCGGTCCGGCGTTGACTTCCCGAACTCCAACATCTCGGCTTCCAAGCCAGGCGCAACGCCAGCTTCGGTCAGCATGTTCACCGCCACCGTGGACATCACCTCATCCGGCAGCAGCCGCGTTTCGGAGATGGTCTTGATAGTCTCTGCAGTGGTCTTGCCAATGGTTGCGCGTTCGGTGTCGGTGGTCTGCCACAGGCTGCGCCAGCTGTAGAACACCTCCGGCGGCCGGCTACCCAGCGCGGAGCGAATCAGGCACTCGTCCAGAACCTGCAGCGCCGGTTGCAACACCAGTTCCTGGTTACTGCTGATCCGGTCGTAGTAATTCCGCAGGTCACTCTCGCCGCTGGCGTTGAGGCCGCCCGGCGACTGGCCGAGAAGGCGGGTCATCGGGATGTCCGACGCGCCCGACACCAGCTGCATGAAGCCCATCAGCAGGTCCACCAGGCCGCCGAACTGAGCCTGCTTCTGTTCGTACTCCTCCTCCGCATCCAGCAGCAGCGCTCCGTTTACGCCTTTCGCCATCGCCGCGAGGGTGAGACGCTGCAGAACCTTCTGCTCATACTCCGGGTCGGCCAGGCTCGACATGAAGTTCGGGATCTTGATGACGTCGACCTTTGCCTCGAACACCAGGGAGGCGATGTTCGCAGCGCTGGCGTCGGCGTCCTTGATGGCCTTGCTGATGGCCATCAGCACCGAGTCGCCCCAGCCGTTGCCGGTGTCCAGTTCCGGATCTGGCTTCACCGCGCCCTGCAGAATCACCAACCTCGAAGGATGGATCTGCAACTGCCCGGCGGTGCCGCTGCTCAGGGTGTAGAACGCAGGGCGGCCATAGCCCGGCGACTCGGGATCTCGGTCCAACTCACCCGCCTGGAGCACGCGCTTCGAAAGCACGTTCAGATGACGGATGCCGGCCTTGCCCAAGGACTCAGGCTTCAGCGGCAGCATCGGATCGGACTGACCGGTACCGATGTAGAGCGCGGCTCCGCCGGTGAGGCGCGCGCGGATCAATGCTTCCAGCAGCTTCTGCTGCAGGCCCAACCGCTTCTCCTCAGCCTCGATCGCGGTGATGTTCACCTGATCGGCACTCCAACCGCGCCACTTCCGGCAGCTGTCCATCGCCGGGATGTCGATCACCTTCCGGGCCAACCACGTGCCGCGGTAGGCGTTTTCTGCCTCCTGGTCCGATAGGGTCGGCGGGCCGTAGAACGTCGACGCAGCCTTGTCGCGCGGCGTCCCCAGGTTGGCCACCAGGTTGACCAGCCCGTCCTTGATTTGTGCGAGCTTGCCCATCAGAGCGCGTCCCCTAGGTTGTAGGTGCTGCCGGTGACCAGCTCAGCGAACGCGCCGGACAGCGCGTCCACCTGGTCGTCGTGCTTGGCGTTGGGGAATTCGGCGATCTCTTCCAAGAACGCGGCCACCCATGGGCCATTCACCAGCTTGATGTTTCCGGCTTCGGCCTGAGCCTCGACCGGTGTTGCGCGGACCTCCTTGGATCCGGATTCCAGCGCCGCCTTCACGTCCCAGCCGGCCAGCAGCTTGATCTGGTGCGCAGCGTTGCTCTTGCCGGCGGCGCCAGGGTCCTGCGGGATCCGAACCTTGATCGCCTTGCCGTCCTGCAGCGCGGTGTTCTTCAGCATCCGTTCGACGCCGGCCGGCGATTCCTGCCCGCGCACGATGTCCAGCACGTAGTAGATGCCGCCGATCTCGCCCAGCAGTAGGCCGACCGTGTAGTCGGGGTCGCTGCTGGTCTTCTCCTTCGGATCGGTGGCGCCGAAATCCCAGCGCCTGACTTTCCGCGCCGCCGAGATGGCCGGAGCCGCGTCCACCACCTCAAACCATTCCCGCTTGAACGTGCCGCCGTCGCGCGGCGTTGGCCGCTGCTGGTACTGGCCAGCGTAGGCATAGCTGCCCTTTGCGCGCTTCAGCCGCTCCACCTCGGCGCGAGGGAAGCGCTCGGGAAACAGGAGCTCGCCGTCGACTGTGCGCGGATCCTCAAAGAACAGCGTGCCGTCCACATACGTGCGGCATGGGCCGCCGGTCTTCTTTCCGTCCTTGCCCACCCGCTCCGCCTCGAACTCCATCGGCAGGTTCAGGTGGACGAAGCCCAGGTCCAGCTCCATGGCCACGGCTGCAACGTCCTGCTGGTGCAGGCGCTGCATGATGATGACCATCGCCGACGACGTGATGTCGTTGAGGCGGTCGGTGATGCCTTCCCGGAAGATTCGGACAGCCGTCTTGCGCTCGGCGTCGCTCTCGGCCGTCTCGGTCGAATGCGGGTCGTCCACCTTCACCCGGTCCCCGCGGCCACCGGTCATGGAGCTGAAAGGCCGGGCCTCGCTGAAGCCGTTGCCGGTGTTCTCGAACTTGCCCTTGGCGTTCTGATCGCCGCGCAGCTTCATCGGCCAGGCGGCCTGGTACTGGTCGCTCTCGATGAGGCGCCGCAGCTTCAGGTTGTCGCGCAGCACGTTTGGCTGGCTGTAGGAGGTGGCCAGCGTCTGCAGGTCCGGGCGGCCTACTGGCCCCCATTCCCACGCCGTCCAGAACACCATCAGCAGCGACTTCATCATGCCCGGGGGCACGGTCATCAGCAGGAACTGGATGCGGCCTTCGGTGACCGCTTCCAGGTGCCGGCACATAGCCCGCAATGCCCAGCCGAACTTCAGCGGCCTGGTCGGCTCCAGCACCCGCCAGTGCTCCTTGATGAAGCCCTCCAGCGTCTGCGACCGCGCCCGGATGCCTTCGACATCCTCTGCGATGCGCGCGCGCTCTCGCTCAGCCGCCCTCCTCGCTCGCTCCGCTCGGATCTCCGCCAGCGTCGGCAAGCGGACCGAGGATCTGTTCAAGGCGGTCGAGTTCATGGTCTGAAAGCTTGCTCAGGTCGTAGGTGCCGATCGCGCCGCTGTGCTTGTGCTTGTCCACCAGCAGGCCGGCCAGCTTCCCCTTGCCCATCGTGGCGGTGACCGCCGCGCTGGCCTGTTTCTCCTTCAACGCGAGCTTGCGGGCCTGCTCCAGCTCGGCCATCAGGCTGTCGACGGTCACCTCGGCCTTCTTGGCCACCTTCTTCTGCCCGGCGCGGACAGCCGCCTGGATGCGCGGCTCAGTCAGGAGCCGTGAGCCCTGCTGCTTGGCTGTCTTGTCGCTATACCCGGCGCGGATGGCCGCCTGGGTGCCGTTGTGGTCCTGCAGGTACTCCTGGACGAACCGCTGCTGTTTCGGGGTCAGTGGCGGTGCCTGCGCGGGTGTGGTCTTGGCCATAGTCGAGGGCGGAAATCCGCAAGTGGAACGTGGTCGGAACGGTCTGGAACATGGGACTCACGCCGGCGGAAATCGCGGAAGTGGAACCGACGGCGGAGGTTGCCGCACGCTGGCTACGCCTTGGGGCCGATTTGGTACCCATCTAGCCGAGAAGAAGACCTGAAACAGTTTTGGTACCCGTACAACTAACCAGAGGAAAACGTCCCATTATGGAAATCACCATCACCCCTGAACTCTTCCAGACTCTCATTGGCCCAGCGGTCGCGGTACTGCTACCGGCCATACATCGCCGCATCAAAAGCTGGCGCGCTTCTGGCCGGCGTGCTCACACCAGCGTGACGGTCAGCGTCGATCACGGCTTGGCAAGCACGGACGTGGTCGTCCGCGTCGCGCCCGATTTGAACAAGAGCTCCCGCGACCTCTGCTCGTAGTTGGGCTGCCTGGTCACGTTCGACGGCGCCGGCGGCGGCTTCGGACAGACGAGCGGTGTTGCAGGTGGCGAGGTCGTCGCGCAGCTGGAGGCTGCCATCACGCACGCCAGCAGCAACAGCAGCAGGAACGGCGGTGGCCGCGGTGCGATCTTCTTCATGCTTCGCTCCGATGGTGGCCAGCGCCTCAGCCTGGCTGTGCTCGATGGCACGGGTCTGGTTGACCTGCTGCAGCTGGGCAGCACTGGCGCCGGCCTCCTGCCGGGCTTCCCCGGTCTCGGCCCGGTCACCCCGCCAAGCCCAGCCGGCACCGAACATTCCGGCCGACCATGCGACAAATACCAGCAGGTAGATGGCGATCCGATTCACCGCTCGATCTCCCTGCCGACGGTGATGGGCGAGACCAGCGCGCAGTCCTGCGGCAGTAGGCAGCAGGTCAGCTCTAGCAGCTGGTCGATCACCCAGCACCATAGGTGCAGCGCTGGGATCTTCGGCGTCCCGGTGACCTGCTCCTCGCTGTCCACGCGGAGCCAGGCAGGAACGCCGAACAGGGTTCCCTCATGGGTCATGCCATTTGCCAGCGCATCGCCCTTCGTGACGTAGATCAGCTCTCGCATGTCAGCCTCCCGACCTGCGGGTCATGCCAAAGAAGTAGCCGATTACCATGCCTGTGGCGTTGTTCAGACCGCCGACCAGCATGCCGAACGAGTCCTTGTTCTCGGCGGGGATCGCCACTGCCACCAGGGCGGCCATGGCCAGGCCGAGCATGGTCAGCACAAGCACGGCGATGCCGACGCGCGCGGCGCCGATGTTGCGGGTCGCGAAGGTCATGCGGCACCTGCCAGTGAATGGATTTCTTCCAGCGCCCAGTGGTAGAGCGACTGGTCGATAATGGTCACTCTGGTGAGGCGCTTACCGCGCACCATTTTCACAGCCACCTGGGTGGACTGCTGCACAGCCAGCAGCACGAATGCGATTCGCTGCTTGGTCGGGTCAGGCTCCTGCAGGACAGCGAGCGCGTCGCTGACCATCTCGCGGATGGCCAGCAGTAACTCGGCGGTGGGGTTCTTGGCCTTCTGGCTCTCCAGCACCACCAGCACGCCCTGCAACTGGTTGACCGGCGAGAGCTTGGCCTTCTTCTTGGCGGCCGTCATGCGAGGCCGAACAGCTTCTTGGCCTGCGCCAGCCGACGCTTCCGGTCTTCCAGGCCATTGGTGCCGCCGTTGATGCGCTTCGTCACAGCCACCACGTCGTCGCGGTCGGCCAGCGAGTTCAGACCCTTGCGCTTCCAGAACCAGCCAGCGGCTGCCACTGCCCACGGCAGCTGCGCCACCAGTTCGGGGGAGCGGACGAACAGGTCGCTCTGCCCCATCGCGTGGCTGAAGGCCGCGTAGTTCTCGCGCCCGGTGAGCTGGATCAAACCGCGTCCCTTGAAGCGCACGCCGTCACCACGCTGCACGTTGCCCAAGTCGGCGCGCCCTTCATAGGCGCGGCCCGAGGCGTACTCGGTGGCAGTGCGGAAGCCATCCGATTCATGCGCGACCTGGGCCAGAAAGTGCGCCTTCTGAAGCGCGGTCTCGATGCCGAATTGGATGCACGCATCCTCCAGCGGCTTTGCGTACTGGCCGGCGCCCATGGCGGCCGCTACGGTTTCGGTGCTCACCATGGTCTCTCCTGCATAGTTGCCCGCCCCGCAACCGGCTGGTGCGCGAGGATGTGGTTGGTCCGGGGGGCTGCGGGCGTAGAGGGCCGATCACCACCGCTGCCTAGGCGCTGCCCGGCCTCCAAGGGCCGTGCGCAGACCGCCCGCCTGCGTTGACGCCAGCCCCAATCGCCTCACGGCGAGCGGAGGGGGGGTCGGCGCGGTGGTTGATCGGTGTTCGGGTCCCCGAAACGAAGAAGCCCCAGCGCAGGGCCGGGGCTTCAGGGACAATTATTGACAGTGGCAGAATGATGCAGATCGGTTACGTCACTGTCAACCCTTCCGTCTTCCACCTTCTCTCGAGAACCAGTCTAGACGACGCGAATAGGTCGGCTGCAGTTCTCCATAGATATCCCGGTAAACGACCTCGATTTCCAAATCGGCCAGTAACGCACGCAGGTGCTCTCGGTCCGACTCCGATTCATCTGTGTAGATGAGCAGGTCGATCTTGCCCTCAACCGGAATGGACCTGCCATCAACAGGACCAACGAACCAATCCAAGCGCAACCACTCGTCGCACTGTTCATACAGGCTCTTTCCAACGATTCCGCCTTTGGACAGGACGCGCAGCTTGTCTATCAGTAGGGGGCCGGTACCGTGATTCGCCAAGGTCACTACGATCCTTCGATTCAGGTCGTTGTGTAGCACAGCAGCGAGAGGGCGAACCGAGAGCTTGTTGTGATTTGCCTGGCCCCGCCACGTAATCAATGCCACCAGCACAGCGAGTGCCGCCACAGCAACTTCCATTTCACTTCTCCCTGGTCAGGCGGCCATTGCGCCGCGCATGGAGTCTATTCCACGGCCCAACTCGTAGCGATACTGCCGAAGCGTCAATTTCCCGTCGTACTTGTCTGCCACCATGCGTGCCTTAACCGCCTGGCTGGCCGACACGGTGAACTCGGTCCGGACGATCAGGGCGCGCATCGGGTACTGCCGCTCCATCGATGCCAGCGCCCGGTCGATCCAACGCAGTTCATCCGGAACGCCGACATCGACAGCGATCTCGGGGTTGTCGTGGGGACTGTCTGCGTCGTTGGACGCGCGAATCGGGTCAGCAGCCCACAGCGGCACGATTCGCAGGCCTTTCACGCCGGCGCCAGCCGCCATCAGGCGACGACGGTCGGTACCATCGCGGCCAACCAGATCTTGGATAGCCCGCTCCCGCGTCAGCGGTGCGTGGTCGCGAACCTTGTCCAGGACATGCACGCTCCTGTTGGTGCGGCTCAGTGCAAACCGATTCACTTGGGCGTGGCCCCAGCGGCGCAGTTCGTCGGTCAGCGGATCAGTGTTGCGCATCGCGCATGCCCTCCAGTACGGCGTCATCGAATCGGAAAACCGGCAGCTTGCTGTCGGTGTCGCAGGTGCCGGTCCGGTCGGGCCAGCCCTTGCAGTGGAACCCTGCAGCGCCGGTGGCCCGGAACTGGCAGACGGAGCAGCGGCCGTGCTTCTGCAGGTAAGACCGGTAGCGCTTCTGCATGCGCAGCTCGGCGCCGGTCATGCGGCCGACTGGCCCTTGGCCAGCTGGTGCTCGGCCCAGAGGGCGATCAGCAGCGCGTCGGCGCGGCCGTTGTCCTTCTTGCGCTGCAGTTGTAACGCGGCGACCGGGAAGCGCTGAATGGCCAGCAGCCGAGCCGCGTCCTTGTCCTGGCCGATCAGGCCGAACCGGCGCTTCCACACTGCCGGGATGGCGCGCAGGTATGGCACACCCATCACCTGCAGCACCGCTCGGGCTTGGCCATAGCTGTCGCCGAAGCGGAATGCGCTGGTGCCGCCATCGCCGGGCCGTGCACCGACCTTTTCCAGCGCGGCCTGCAGTTGGGCGCCCGGATGGGCGTCGCGCTGGGCACGGATGAAGATGGCCACCGCGCGGGCGTCGACCTCCTTCCAGCCGTCCACCTCGCGGGTGGGCATGTCCAGGATCGGGCCGGGCGTCCCGTCGATCAGGGTGGCCACCGCGCCAGACAGGCCAGGGTCAATGCCAAAGGTCAGGCGGCTGGTCGCCATGAGGTCTTCTCCAGGTGCTTTTCGATCAGGGTGTTTTGCAGGTCCAACAGGTAGTCGTCACTGCCGACCTCCTGCCGGAACTTGCGAGGCTGGCGGGCATAGGACGGACCGAACAACTCTTCGCAGCGGGCAGCCGACATCCCGCCAAAAGGCTCGCCGCGGTGGGACCATGGGTTCAGGCCGATGGTGAAGTCGTGCCCTCGCCGCTTAGCGCCGTGCTTGCCGCCGACCGTCAGGTGATGCACCTCGGCCGGGATCGGCCGGTGCCCCCAGTCGATGCCCAGGCTGAGGGCCACGATGCAGCCAATCTCGGCGATCGTCTCCATCCGCCGCTGCTGGGCCACGGTCGGCTTGCCCGTTGAGCGACCGCGCCTCATGATCTCGGCTCCGCCATGGAAAGGGGACGCCAATGATCGATGTGAACGTTGCCGACACCATCTACTGCACGTACGGACAGCTGATCTGTCAGCCCTTGGATTGGTGGTCCTCTGCGGCCGCCTGGGGCCAAGCAGTCCTTTCCGTGCTGGCCATCTACGGCGCAGCTCGAATTGCGATGCAGCAGCATCACAGGGACTTGGCCCAGCGTGTCGCCACGTGCCATCAGATGCTGACGGCTGTGGTGGTCGTGGCAAGATTGGAAGTCGAAGCCTTTGAGGCAGCCGCAGAGAAGGGCTACACCTATGTCAAGGATGGCCGCTACATGGCGCAGCTCCAGGATGCGCTGGCTAGTACGCCGCTCCACGAGATCCCTGATTGGCGCCTCGTGCATCCGGTAGCCGGCTCGGCAAACAGGCTCCGTACCATCCTCACCATCCTCGAAGATGCTTCTAAGCAAGCCGAGGAGCAAAGGCCTCCAACTGCAGACATGGCGAAGCACTGCCGTGAGGAAATGTTCGGCCTCGACGGCTATATCGCTACAGCCAATAGCGTGCGCCTCGAGTACGAAATGAAGGTGGCTAGCAACCCGTTCACTCGAGACTTCTGGGTGTGGCGATCTCGACGGAAAGCGCTCCGTCAATCGCCCGCCGAGACAATAGGCAGCAACAACTGAACTCATGCCACCCTCCTGTTCTGCCCGGCCATGTTCCAGAACTCGGCGCGCACGTCGTCAAGCATCACGTAGGTGTAGCGATGGCCGATGTGCTCAGTGATCCCATCGAACAGGAGCTGGAAACGGTCCTGTTCCATTTCATCGAAGGAAAGGCTCTCGGCCTGCTTGACCATCAGGCGGCCGACGCCGGGTACGTCGATCTCCATTTCCTCGCAGCAGGTGCCGGACTCGCGCTGTAGGCGCTTCACCGCGTCGTGGCTGCCGAGCTGCTCCCAGCCCTCCACGTTGTCGACCATGAGCTGGCCGATCTTGTGAACCAGGCGATGCTGCCAACCCTCGCGTGGCTGCTTTAGTTCTGCGCGGACCTCGCGGCCCACTTTGAACTTGCGCTCGCGTAGCAGGCGCTGGTCCACATCATGGGCCGGCACCAGGGCGCCAATCAGCTCCCCGGTGCTCGGGTCGATCAGCTTCGCCACCACCAGGTAGATCGGCCGGCGCGCTCGCTTCGCCCGGATCTTCCGCGCAGCTGCTGTCATTGCGGTCATGCGTCGTCTCCTGCGGCAAGGTCGCGGCGGCTGCGACGGCGGCGGCCAGATGCCGGCACGTCGAAGTCGTCATCACCACCGCCGACGGTGGCGGTGCCCTTCAGCGAGTAGTTCGGCCGTGGGCCGGTGTAGTCATCGAAGGCACTGCACTGCAGCCGATGCTGCAGGTAGCAGGTGCCGGTCTCGCCCTGGCGGTTCTTCGCCACGATCAGTTCGGAGATCCCCGGCGCGCCGCAGGCCTCCTTGCTGTAGTAGTCATCGCGATACAGGAACGCGATCACGTCGGCGTCCTGCTCGATCGCGCCGGACTCGCGCAGGTCGGCCATGCCCGGGCGCTTGTCGGTCTTCGCCTCGACCCCGCGGTTGAGCTGCGACAGCGCCATCACCGGGCAGTTCAGCTCCTTGGCCAGACCCTTCAGCCGACGCGAGATGTACGACACCTCGTCGTTTCGGTTCTCAGACTTGGCCTTTCCGGTCAGGAGCTGCAGGTAGTCCACGACGATCAGACCCAGGCCACCCGGCACCTTGGCGTGCATGCGGGAGGCACGCGCTGCCAAGGCATCGACCGATAGCGCGCCGCAGTCATCGATCGCCAGCGGCAGCGACTGGATGTAGTTGCGGGCCTGCGACAGGCGTGCCCATTCGTCATTGTTCAGGGCGCCCTTCTCTCGCATGCGGTTGAGGTCGACCCCGGCGTGCGCCGCCATTAGGCGTAGGCTCCACTGGGAGGCGGACATCTCCAGGCTGAAGGCCGCGACGTTCCTGCCGCCGGCAGCCGCGTCCTCGGCCCAGTTCAGGGCATGCGCGGTCTTGCCCATGGCCGGGCGGGCGCCCAGCACCATCAAGTCGGTCGGCTCCAGGTACGGGATCTTGCGGCGCACGCTGCTCCACTTCGGCACCAGGCCCTGCGTGCCCTCGCCGTGGAACCGGGCTTCCATTTCGTCCCAGGCCTTCTGCACGCCGCTGCGCACCATCACCAGGCCGCCGCTGCCGCTTGACTTGACGGTCAGGCTGGCCAGCTTCGTAGCCGAGGCAGACACCACCTCCTCCGCCTCGTCATCGCTGGCGCCGTAGGCGCTGTCTGCGATGTCGGTGGTGGTCTCGATCAGCTGCCGCAGCAGCGCCTTGTTGCGCACGATCTCCGCATAGGCGCGAACGTTGGCCGCCGAGGGCGTGCTGCCGGCCAGGTCGTAGACGGTGGCCACCAGCTCCTGCGCGCCGATCTCGACGTTGGCCGTGATCCAGTCGCCCACGGTCACCACGTCGACCTCCCGTTTCAGGTCGGCCACTCCGCAGATGCCCTGGTAGATCAGCTGGTGCTCGCGGCGGTAGAAGTCTTCCGCCGCCAGCTGGTCGCGGATCTGAGCCAGCGATTCGCCCACCAGCAGCAGCGCGCCGAGGACCGACTGTTCGGCCGGCACGGAATGCGGCGGCACGCGCAGCTGTGCGACGTTGTCCAGGTAGTCGGGCACCGCGCTCACGCAGCCTGCTCCTGCTGCGCCTGCTGATCCTGGCGGTCACGTTCCCGCTCAGCGTCGCGCTCGCGCTTGACCTGGACGCCACTGGTCGTCAGCTCGCAGCCGCCTGCAGGCGGGCACCACCAGAGCTTGAACCAGTTCCGGCGCACGGCATCGCGGAAATGGGCACGCCAGTCCTTCTGCAGCTTCCCACTGTCCCGATGCTTCATGGCGAACTCGCGCCAGGCCAGCGCCACGAATTCGCGCGGGATACCAGCGTCCTCGGCGAAGTCGAAGATCGGGTCATCAGTGCGGATAGGCCGCTCGCCGGCTGCGCGGCATGCGTCGATGAAGGCGGTGAAGGTGGTTTTCTCGCGCTTGGGCAGGCAGCCCTTGCCCTGGCCAGATTTGCCACCGACTGCCCCGCCGGCGGCAGCCGGGGGGGTATGGGGGGGCTTTTCTCCCTTTCCCTTCCCTTCCTCTCCACTCCCCTCCACTCCGGGGGGGGAGGACTCGTCGAGCCCTCGACGATCATCGTTCGAGAACGAGGGATGCTTGTAGGTGGGACGGTCGATTTTCTGATGCTTCTTCCACCCTGTGACGTGCAGATACTGCTTGTCGCCGTTGGTGTAGAAGGCGATCAGGGAATTCGACGACAGCTCGTCGAGCATTCCCTGAACATCCGTCGAGGAGATATCGTCACCGGGGAAGATTTCAGCCTTCACGGTCTTGGCGCTGGCGACGTGATTGCCGGCGTCGTCGCAGAAATTCCAGAGGCCGATGAAGAGCAGCCGAGCCATCGGCGAGCATTCCATGACCTGCTCGCTGGACCAGAACTCAGGTTTGATGGAGCGAATGCGGGCCATTACTTTTCCCCCAGAAGATCAGGGGCCGTGTCTCCGGCGCGCCGCGCTTCAGCCCTGGCCTGCTCCTCGGCACACCTCCGACGGTGGTCCGCACGTTCGGCGTCGGTCATCGGCTCGCTGCTGGCGATGACGTCCAGACAGCGCTGCAGCTGCCGGAGCGTATCGGGTAGTATTTTCACGGGGTGTCCCACTCGTTGGGCGGACACCCATGCTGTAGCACGGGCACGCCGAATGCGTGCCGTAACTGGCGCGAATACGCGGGCAGTCACGCTCATACCCCACCCCGCCCCGCCGCTGCCTCAGCGTGCTGGCTGACCTGCACAAGCGCGGCCATGACCTGCTGGCAGGCGCGCGAGATGGCATCAGCCTCATTCGGCGTGATGCGGTTGTCGGCCATCGCTTCCGAGACCAGCTCGGCCAGGTCGCCCTTCGCGCCGGCAGCCGACAGCAATGCGGTGATCAGGGTGCCGGACTCAGGCGCATCGACCCGCCGGGCGATGAAGCCGTGTTCCGCGCACAGCGCGTGCAGGATCCGGTAGTCCCCGGTCCGCGCCATAAGCGTGTCCGCCTCCTGCAGGCTGAGCAGGTTGCGATCAGTGTTCGGGTTGACCTTGCCGCGCAGGGTCGCGGCGGACATGCCCATCCTGGGCGCCAGGGCCTCACTGCCGCCCGGATACTGGTGGACGGTGTCGTAGGCGGCATCTGTGACATTCATGGGCGGGGTACTCGATTGGAGACGGGGCGACAGCAGCGGCGCAGGATGGCGCCATGGACAACGTCACATCAGGGATGAAGGGAGTCGCCCTCCTTGCGGTAGGCTGCGGTCACCACACGCACAGCCGATGCCCGCAAGGAGGGCGACATATGGCGAACATCAATAGAGACAGGCTGCTTCACATCCTCAAACTTGCGGAGGCTGCGAACCCCAAGCACTTGGATCTCTTCGCGGCTCTCGGCAAGGATGCGATCGACGATGCAGTTCCCGAGATTCAGCACCTGAAGGCGCACGGCCTTCTCGACGTACATCTGGCGCGACTTCTCAATGGCGAGTTCGCGATAGGTCCCGCAGTCATCACCGCAGCCGGCTTGGACTACCTTGCCGAGGACGGCGGGCTGACGCGCGAGCTCGGTGTGGTGACCATCAAGCTGCATGAACATCAGCTCCATCAGCTGATCGAGCTGCAGATCCACCGATCAGAGCTGCCCCAGACTCAAAAGCAGCGATTGCTCGATCAGCTTCGACAGCTGCCCGCCGAGACCACAAAACACCTTGCCATGCAGCTTGTGGACGCGGGCTTGAAGAACTGGCCACTCGCACTCCCGCTACTGCAAAGGTTCTTGAGTTGACCTGCGACCGCACCATGACAAGCCAGCTGTCTTCGGTCAGTGGAATCAGGAATTCATCGGGTTCGATGAGCCCCTGCTCGTCTTCGACGAACAGGCCCCTGGCCGTGACCACCAACGCGTGGATCTTCACCACAGGAGTGCCGGCCATCTCAGGCGGCCTCCTGCTGGTCGTCGTTGGCCGCCGGGGGGCCGAACACGTCTGGCCGCAGCAGATGGCGGGACACGCCCGTCGCTGTCTCGATGGCGAGGACGTGCTCGGCAGGAACCTTGCCGCGCTTACGCCAGTTGCTGACCACGTTCTGGGCAACGCCAATGGCGGCAGCGAGCTTTCCGACGCCGCCAGCTACTTCGACTGCTTGGGTTAGAGTGCTCATGCCACAAACAATCACATATCGTGATCTTCCGGTCAACACATATCGTGTTAGACGGCCATCACGCTCCGTGAAGAATGGCCGCATGGCCTTCTCCGACAACCTCAAACGGCTGCGTCTGGCGCGTGGAATGACGCAAGAGCAGCTTGCGCTCGCCTGCGGCTGGTCAGGCCAAAGCCGTATCGCCAACTACGAGTCATCAGCTGCCAGCGCCAGGGAACCAAAGGTGTCCGAGGTTCCGCTCATCGCCTCGGCTCTGGGAGTTGCGGTCGCCGAGCTGTTCGGCGAATCGCCTGTGCCGTCTCAGGTTCAGCGACTGGACTTTGCAAGGATCTCTGCCGCGGTCACCGTGCTTCGGACTTACCTTGAATTGATGGGCAAACCCATCGAGATGGTCGAGGATCCGGTGCTATTGGAAATCGCGTACGAGGTGGTTCAGGAATTCGGCGGGAAGGCCCCAGCTGACAACGTTCTGGACCTGACCAAAGTGCTTGCCGACAGGATGAGAGGTGGCAACGTTGAGCGATCGATTCGGGGAACTGGCAAAGCGGTTGGCGGCTCGCACAGCTGAGCTTGAATCGAGGGCACCCACCAGGCCAGCACTGCAACTTGTGCCCTGTGTGCCCCGTTCTAGGTTGGATGATCTGACACGAGAATCGCACCGCAAGATGATTCGACACCTAAGGCGCCGATGGGGATTCCCCATGCAAATCATCATCGACCAGGCCATCTTCGGCATGGCGGGCATCGAGCAGTTGAGCGATGAAGCACTAGTGCAACTGCACAGTGACCTTGAACGGGCCCAAGAGTGCATGCGCGAAGGCATTAGTTTTGAGGACGCCGGGTTGCTCCGCTCGCAGTTTGGATGAACTGCACATTTGCGCATTCCGAAGCGGGACCAATTTTTATGGAGACGTTATGAATAGATGGATACTTCTCGCCGCGATGGTTTCGGCCCCGGCTGCGGCACAGACTCCTAGCAGCTTGAGTTCATTATCTTCTGTGGTCAACGACGCTAGAAGTACCTGCAGCGCAATGGCTTCAAGCCACCACGACAACGAGCGCCTAGACGCGCTAAAGCGTCGCTTGGAGGCAGAAGAGGCAATGCAGCGGCTGCGGAATGACGTCGATCTGTACGGCATCGGACACGGCCGTGAGAACACCCGGCGATACATGCTGGACGCGATGGAGCGCCAGGCTAAGTTGGATAGCGAAGCCATCGATCGCGGCATTCTCACTACCAAGGAACGGGATGCTGAGGTTGTCGCCTGTGTGGCGGACGCTGTGCCGAAGGGGAAAGCCGCCTACTCGGCGTTTAAGAAGGGTAAACGCGCGCCAGCGGATCTCAACCTCGCCAATGATTTGATGACCTCTTGGCTGGTCAACATTGAGACCATCTCGGTCAACTCGCCCGAGGGCACGAGCGACTCGGTCGAAGCTTGGAAGCGTGCCAAGGCAGCGGTCGAGCTCAGCTCTCCGTAGTTGCGTCTGTCCCCGCGAGTGCCCCGCAAAGCCCCGCCAGTCGGGGCTTTTTGCTGAGCCAAAGCAAAAACATCACGAATCGTGTTGACATGAAGCATCACGCTATGTGATTCTCCGTTCCGTCGCCCAGCAACCCGTGCTGGACCGCCGGAGCCCGAGATGGACCAAACCGCCCTCAATTCAGCTTCCCACCGCGCCCAGGCAACCTGGGAAAACCGCGAAGACCCGTGCATCGCCGCTGAGGCGGCCATCGACAGCACGGCACTGGAAGCCCTGCGCGCCGCGCCGGCCATGCTCGAACAGACCTTTGGCTTTCAGTCGCCTGCCTTCTGGGCCAAGGCCGCCCGCCTGCTGGATGCCCAGCAGGACGCCGCCTTCGCGACCCTGATCCGCGAAGCTCGCGACGCCTACGTCAACGAGGAAATCGAGGACGCAGCCGACGCCAAGGGGCTGTCCGCCAACGGCGCCATCGACCATCTGCTGGGGGAGCCCGCCGCATGAGCGCCGACCACAACCCCTTCGTCTACTTGTTCGGCGGCCTGCTCGCTTCCCGGCCCGAGCCGATGACCAACGCCGGCCGATACCTGCAGCAGCTGGAAACCGGCGACGCCCGCTTTTCCCGCCACGGAGAGGAGGTCAGCGACGAATTGCTAGCCGGCCTGCGCCGCATCCAGATCACGACCGCAAAGGAGTCGCCATGAACACCAACGTTCGCCAGATCCGCGAGTTCCAGGCAGTGCGCGATGCGATCGCCTGCACCGGCCTGAGCCCGGCGCCGCTGTTCCAACGCCTCAATGCCGAGCAGCGCAGAGGCAACCGTGGGCTGTCAGTGGTCGACAACGCGCTGCGCCTGCGCCGCCAGTTCCGCGACGAGTTCAGCAACCAGCCTGGGCCGGAGGCCGCATGAGCTTCGAACGCGCAATCCGGAAGGAAACAGTGCGCATGTTGATCGAGTTCATCGCCTACGGCGCGCTGATCGGCTTCATCGTCGGCGCGGCTGCTGTGCTGATCTTCCAGGACATGTTGCGGGCGGTGTTGTCGTGAGCCGCCGCCTCGCTTACATCCTCGCGCCGGTGCTGATGTGGGGGTTGATCTGCGGCTTCGCCGCCGCCGGCGCGGTCTTGGCCGTCGTCCACGGCAACTACCTCTCACTGCTGATGGCCCGCGCGGTGTTACCCGGCTCGGCCTATCAGGCCGCTCTGGAATGGTTCCGCGCCGAGCGGGTGCTGGCCGAGCGCCGCAGCAGCATCCAATCCCCGACCTCCGCCATGCCGGTACCGGCGGAAGACCTGCAGTAACCAACTGCCGGCCCGGCCGGCTCAACCGACGAGGTCCACATGTTCCACCTGAAGAACAACCCGGCGGCCGTCTCCAACGTGAACCTGCGCATCGAGAAGCACGGCGATGAGCGGCACCTGGCGGTCGACCTTTCCATCACCACCAGCACCAGCAACCTGGTGCTGGACCACTTCGACAAGGAACTGCGAAAGGCGTTGTTCCGCAAGCCGGGCAAGGGTGAGCAGCAGTCGCTGCCGACCATCGGCGATCACCTGACCGAGATCAAGATCCCGAGCCTGGAGCCCATCAAGGTGGGCCATGAATTCAAGGGCTTCGAACTGCAGATCGACGGTGAGCTGGACAGCACCCAGCCAATCTTCCTGGTGGACGTGAAGCTCAAGAAGTTCGTGATCGCACCGAAGGAAGGCGGCAGCGTGGAGCTGTCGTTCAAGGCCTCCGCCAGCGTCACCCCCGACGAAGTTGCCGAACTGACCGAAGCGCTGATCCGCGAAAACGTCGTCCTGACTCTTCAGCCCGGCCAGGCCAGCGAAACCACGCAGCAGGAAGACCTCGCTGCCTGATCCCCTGCCCTGCGCCCTCCCCCTGTGGCGCAGGGCTGACAGCCCGGAAAGACGGGCACCCCTCTACCCGCCCTGGAGCACAACATGACCAGCACCACCACGGCCGCCGGCCGCATCCAGCTGTTCGACGTCGACAGCTCGCAGATTCACAGCATCGGCCACGACGCCGCCACCTACACCCTCGCGATCCGCTTCTACCGCGGCTACGGCGACAACAAGGCGCCGGCGGCGGTCTACCACTACGCCAACTTCAGTGCCGAGGAATTCCAGGCGTTCAAGGAAGCCGAATCCATCGGCAAGCACTTCGGCGCGTACATCAAGCCGTTCCCGGAGAAGTACCCGTACCACAAGGTCGCCGAGCAGCAGCTGGCCGCCTGACCGAACCCAGACGGCGGGGCTGCTGCAGCAGCGGGCCGCGCGGGAGACGTAACCCGCCCCAGCGAAAGCTCATGGGTCAACGAGTGGAGCGGATGCAACGCCGCTGACAGCCGGGAATGACCGGCACTGGACTCATCGCGGAGGGATCGACCGATCCCTCCGTGGCCCCGGGATGACGGGGCATCCCATTCCCACATCGCCGGCCATGCCGGCCGGAGACTTCATTCCATGAATGCCCAGGTACAGGAAGGCCAGCTCGTCCCCGAGGAGGGCATGGCCGCGATGATCAACCGCTCGGAAATCGAGCAGCAGATCAGCACCGCCCGCCGCTTCCCCCGCTCGCTGAAGAAGTTCCGCGACGAAGCCATCCAGATGGTCACCCTCAGCCAGAGCATCGCTGAGCAGTGCGTCTATGCGCTGCCACGCGATGGCAAGACCATCGAAGGCCCTTCGGCCCGATTCGCCGAGGTGATCGCCTCTGCGTGGGGCAACAACCGCGCCGGCGCCCGCGTCATCGATGACAAGGGCGAGTTCATCATCGCCCAAGGGGTGTTCCACGATCTGGAGCGGAACGTCGCCATCACCTACGAGGTGCAGCGCCGGATCGTGGACCGCCAGGGCCGCCGCTTCAAGCCCGACATGATCGGCGTGACCGCCAATGCGGCCTGCTCCATCGCGCTGCGCAACGCGGTGCTGAAGGGCGTGCCCAAGGCCTTCTGGGAGGACATGTACGTCGAAGCACGGAAGGTGATCATGGGCGACATCAAGACGCTGGCCAACCGCCGCGCCGATGCCCTCGCCCTCTTCCAGCGTTTCGGCGTTACCGCTGAACAGGTCTGCGCGAAGTTGGGCGTGGCCGGCGTCGAGGACATCGGCTTGGAGCACCTGGTCCTGCTGCGCGGGATCGTCACCGCCATCAAAGAAGGTGACACCACCCCGGAAGACGCGTTTGCCACCGAGGGCGCGCCCGCAGCCCAGCGCAAGACGCTGCCCGCATACACCGATGAAGTCTTCGCCGCGGCCATGTCGCAGTGGGAGGCCGCCATCAAGGCCGGCAAGAAGACGCCCGACGCGGTCATCACGATGGCGCAGACCAAGGGCACGCTCACCGACGAGCAGAAGAAGCAGATCCTAGCGCTGGCCGAGAAGCCCGCGAGTGACCAGCAGGCCGGCCCTGACGTGGCTGAGGAGGTGGTCGAATGATCACTGTCGACCACATCCAGGGCTCCGCGGAATGGCATGCCCACCGCGCGCAGCACCTCAACGCCAGCGACGCGCCCGCGATGCTCGGTGCGTCCACGAACCACTCCCGCACTGATCTGATACGCGAACTGGCAGCAGGTGTGCCGCGCGAGTTCAGCGACTTTGTCCAGGAGCGCGTCATCGATCCGGGCCATGAGTTTGAGGCGCAGGCCCGTGCCATTGCCGAGCAGCTGGTCGGCGAGGATCTCTACCCGGTCACTGGCGTGGCCGGGAAGTACTCGGCCAGTTTTGACGGTCTGACGCTGCTGGAGGACATCGCCTGGGAGCACAAGCGCCTGAATCAGTCGCTGCGCGATGCCATGTTCGACGGCTGCACCGGTACCGACCTGCCGCTGATGTACCAGATCCAGATGGAGCACCAGGCGATGGTCTCCGAATGCGAGCGCGTTTTCTTCATGGCTTCCGAGTGGCGCCAAACCTCCGGCGGCTGGGAACTGGTCGAGGAGCGGCACTGCTGGTATGTGCCCAACCCCGAGCTGCGCGCGCGAATCGTGGCCGGCTGGGCCCAGCTGGAAGCGGACGTGGCTGCGTTCGAGCCAAGTCCCCCCAGCGAACCGATTCCGGTGGGTCGCGCACCGGAGGCTTTGCCGGCGCTGAGCATTCAAGTAACGGGCATGGTCACCGCCTCCAACCTGGCGGAGTTCAAGGAGAACGCGCTGGCGGTGCTTGGCTCGATCAACCGTGAGCTGCAGTCCGATGAGGACTTCGCCAACGCCGAGAAGACGGTCACCTGGTGCAAGGGCGTCGAGGAACGGATCGAGGCGACGAAGCAGCAGGTACTCGGCCAGACGGCAGACATCGATGCGGTGTTCCGCACGATGGATGACGTGGCGGCAGAGACGCGCAAGATTCGCCTCGAGCTGGACAAGCTGGTGGCGAAGCGGAAGGAGGAGCGCCGCACCGAGATTGGCAACACCGCCCGCCGGGCAGTGATCGACCACATCCAGGGAATTAACGAAACGCTGGGCGCGCATGCCGTGCCGATGCCGGCCACGCTGGTCGCGGATCTGCAGGCTGCCATCAAGGGAAAGCGTTCGTTCTCCAGCATGCAGGATGCCGTCGACGCGGTGGCCACCAACGCCAAGATCACCGCCAGCCAGGCCGCTGACCGCATCCGCGCCAACATCGCCATCCTCGCCGAGCACCCGGACTACGCCACCCTGTTCGCCGACCGCGTGCAGCTGTGCGCCAGCAAGGCGCCAGAGGATCTGCGCAACCTGGTGGCGGCGCGTATCTCCGAGCACCAGCAGGCGGAGCAGACCCGTTTGGACGCCCAGCGCGAGCAGATCCGTAAGGAGGAAGAAGCCCGTGCGCAGAAGGCGGTAGCCACCGTGCAGCCGCCCGAACCTGTGGCAGCGGCACCGGCAGCCGCACCCGTGCGCACCGCGCCGACGGCAGTGGTCAGCGCCCCGGCACCGAACGCCGTGCCGCGCGAGGTCGTCAAGATCAAGCTGGGCGACATCAACGCGCGCATCGCCCCGCTCTCGATCAGCGCCGATGGTCTAGCCCTGCTGGGGTTCAAGCCGATCAACGCCACCGGCGCGGCGAAGCTGTACGACCAGGCGCAGTTCCCGGACATGTGCCGGGCCATGATCCATGGCCTGCAGGATGCGGCCAACCAGTACCCGCTGGCAGCGTGATGGAGTTCTGGCGCACCAGCGAACTGCGGGCCCTGCGCCAGATGGAGGGCCGCGACGCGATGACCGTTGCGGCTGCCCTCGGGCGCTCGCCCCGCGCGGTCCAAGACATGGCCCGCTGCCAAGGGATGCCGGTACCGCGCCAGCCTCATGCCCTGTACTGGCCGGCCACCACAAAACGCCGCGCCCGGCAGCTCCGGGCCAGCGGCAACACCATCAACCAGATCAGCGCCGCGCTGGGTGTCCCGTTCGGGACCGTGCGCCGCTGGGTCTACGAAGGAGCAGCAGCATGACCAGCATCCACGTGAAGCCCGTCTTCAGTGGCGCGACCGACCGCGAGAAGGACCAGGCCCGGCAGGAGCTCGAGGCAGACATGGCGCGCTTCGAGGCAGCCGGCGGCAAGGTCCAGGTCCTGGGCAACAGCGGCATCGACAAGAGCACGATCAGCCGCCGGCAGGTGGTCGAGGGTGGCCATGGCCGCCGCGCTGGGAAGAAGGGAGCGCAGGCATGAGCCGCCACATCGCCCGCCGCGCGCCCAAGGAGACCTTGGGCTTCGCCTGGGGCCGGTTCCCGACCGTCGACGGCAGCGCCATCACCTGGCGCCTGTACCGCCGCGACCACCGCCGTGCACTGCATATGCACGTGCTGACCTTCTTCGCCCATGACGATCGAGCAGTGATCGCTAGCCACCTGCGGCGCGCGCGCCGATACCTGCGCGACAAGGTGGACGACATCGACCTGGCTGCAGTGGGGGCAGCGGCGTGATGGACTCCGCCTCAGTCCTCAAGCAGCCGATCGGCAGCCTTCTGGTCAACCGGCCCAGCCGCCTTGCTCACCTGCGCCAACGCTTTTTGGGTGTGGTGGCTCAGAGCAACCAAGTGCTTCCTGAATCTTTTGACCACCAGTTCCGCCTCGGCCTGGTCCTCAAAGTTCCCTTTCAGCGCTTCTTCGATGGGCATGTTGCTCATCTGGCGTGCCACCCAAATCGCGTCCGCCAACGGCGCGAGGTCGTCCCCAAGTTCATGAAGGCTAGATCGCAGGTCATCGAACTCCTTCGGGATCACAGTTGGGTCTACGTTGTCATCGCCAAGTCGAAAGTAAAGCGCCACGTCATCCGCAGCTTTCGCGGCTTGAACTCGCCTGTTCCAAACCGCGATCGACTTGCGCAGCTCAAGGGCGACCCACCTAGCACGAGATCGTTGAGCCCGCTTTTCTTTTCGTCCCTGGGCACCAGCAACGACGAGCGCCACGGCGACGGCGGCAACCGTGCCCACTGCGGAAACAGCATCCCAGTCCACAGAGCACGTACTGCTGAGCCACCAACACTGGCTCACCCCATCGAGTATCGACATAGCGTCCCCCTTCCGTGTTGGAGCGCATTCTGCCATGACCTACATCCATCCGAACGACCGGGTCTACGCGCTGGAGCGCGCCTTGGCCGCTGCAGTTGCCCAAGGCGAGGATCGCAAGGTGCAGGACGACCTGCTCGAGATCCTCGCCGAAGCCCGGCGCGAGGCCCGGGGTGAGCGGCCTGGTGCTGGTGCCGGCGCCGGAGGATCCGGGCATTCCCGCCCGGATGCGGCAGCCGACGAAGGACGCCTATCGGCAGTGGCTGGCCCAGGCCAACGAACGCATAGAGCAGCTGCAGGCCGAGGTGGCCGAACTGCGCGCCGGCGTCAGCGCCAGCACCACCCGGCCCGGTCTGGTCGCCGACTTGCTAACCGCCGCAACTGCCCTCGGGCACCACGAAACGCTGCGTAGCAGCAGCAACGAAACCATCGACTACTGGCGCACGCGGGTTGAACAGCTGCACGCCGAACTGGCTGGAGAGAACCGTGGCTGAGATCACCCGCACCCGACGCCAGCACGCCAACAACGGCATGGCAGCCGGCGGCCGTCCGATCCGCGTTCCCCGCTCGATCGACAGCGTGCGCTCGCACCTGAAGCGCCACCTCCTGGAGGAAGGGAAGCGCATGCAGGACCTGGCTGACGTATGGGGCTGTTCGAAGCACAACGTCTACGACCTGTTCTACCGGGACCGACCCATCTCGCCGAACCACATCGAGCTCGCCGCGAAGATGCTCGGCTTGGACGAATTCGACACCAACGAGCTGCGCCTGCTCGGAGCCCGCGAGGCCGGCTGGCACATCGATACCAACTTCCTGCTGGAGAAGAGCGCATGAGCAACGACAACACGGTTCCCGCAGCGATGGCCGACCAAGCCGACCTGGTGTTGGGCAAACGCACCCTGGCGGACGCGCAGCCCGGCGGGGGGGTGAGGCTGGGGAATCAGGCAGCCCTGAAACGACTGCATGCTCACCTGACCGCGTATCCGCCGCCGTGCAATCCGGAACACGTGGCAGTGTTGGGCGCCGCCCTCTCCGCCCAGCCCTCCCCGGGTGGTCAGGGGGAAGCGCTCCACGATGCTGTTGGCCGCATCTTCGGCTGCGACGGTAGCCCGTGGCGCACCCGCGACGTTGCGGCAGTGCTGCGCGACTATGCCGCGCTCGCCGCCCGCCAGCCGGTGGGGGAGCCGGTGGATGACTATGACTCCGCATTCCAGGAGCCAGACCACGCGCCTTACCTGGTGGATGCCGCTGGCTACTATGCGCTGCAATCATTCTTGACCGTGGCCGAGGAATTCCGTCGCAGTGCTGGGCCACACATCGAGGCCATCAACGAAGGCGGAAGTGCTGGGGATGACGAGATTTCGGAGGTGTTCGACAGCCATCTGAATCACGCGAAGAGGGCCGTGTCGCGCTCGACCATGTACGCCGCCCCGCCCGCGCAGGCCGTGGACCTGGCCGACTTCAAGGCGCTGTATCGAGCCTACGTGCGCCTGCTGGAGTCTGGCCGGGATCGCATCCGGGATCTTGGCGGCACCTGCGATCCGGTCGATGTGATGGAAGCCAACGACATAGACCTGCAGGCTGCGCGCCGCGTTCTCGACAGCCAGGCGGTGGGCAATGGATGACGCAATTGCACTCGGGAATTTAGCCCGCCCGGCCGCCTGCAAGGCCGCTTGCGCGTGCTACGACTTTGGGATCCGCAATACCGAGCTCTACTGTAGTTTCGAACACCGCATCTCCAATGCTCTCCAAGTCAGTCCTAATGATCGGAATGACGAGCTCGAGCGCCTGCCAAGCTGTCTCGGAGTCTTCGTGCGGGCCCACGCAGTTCTTCCGGAACTGACTGCGCATAACAGTAGCAAGGCCGATGGCCCTTCCCAACTTCGCTGCCAAAGGGTGGCCCAACACGTGCAATCGATCATGCCTGGACTGGGTGATCGGAAAACTGATCCCATCGACCAGGTCGGCAATGTTCAATCGCACTGCCGGTTCCTGCAGAAAAAGTGCCTTTGCACCAGGGGTGCTGATTTCTCTCAGGACTTCGGAACAATGCTCTTGGGTGATAGCGATTTCGCCGCTGATCCACATAAGCAGCATGTGCCGCTCATCCATGGAAGCTTTAGCCCTGGCGTTGGCTTCGGCGGCAGCAATATCCAATGCCGCACGGCTTGCCGCGTTGGCCGCTCTGCCGAGCTTCAGCGTCATCAAACCAAGGAAGACAGTGGCGGCAACAGCCGCCACAGCAACCACTACAGCCCATGCATCCCACCACACTACGCAATGACCTTGGCCAGGAGGCCAGCACGTGCTAACGGCATTCCACCAGCTCATTCCCTGATCCCCCTGTGGATTGGCACGCATTCTGCCATGCCAATGCGGCCGGAGGTGCCCGCCCATGGCTGACCAGCTGCTCACCACGGCTTCTACCAGCGCGCCTTCAGCGCTTAGGGGTAAGGCCCGCCACGTGGCGCTCAACCGCAGCCATACCGAGCTGCATAGCGTCGCCCTTGCTCCTGATCACGCCCTCGGATCGCAACTCGACAGCGATGCCGTCAACTTCGGCTGTGTACGAGAAAACGTGATCCACGCTGCTCGTGATGGTCAGCACGAAATGGTAGCCATCGTGGAAACCGCGCAGGGTTCGATGAAAGCCACTAGTGGTCATGGGCCGGGCGCGGTAGAGGACGTGCTGCACTGTACAGCTGAATGCGGCAAGTCGTCAGCATCGAGTGTGGCGGCTGACCAGCTGGTCACCGCTGCAATGGTCCACGTGTTCGCCCTGGCCGGCTTTGCGGCCGGCATCGCCACCCTGTGGGCGATCAGCCGCGCATGCCGCGCCGCGCGCAACGGGCTGCGCTGGTGCTGGCGGAGGTGCGCTCATGGCTGAAGTAGCTACTCGCCATGCTGGGAACCCCGCGTGCGAGGAATACACGTTGTGCGGTGTCGCCTGGGACTGCAACCACATGGACACCTGCGCCGACGAACCGGACGTGTTCTTCGCCGAAGCTGGCCAGACGATCGACTGCGCGGATTGCCGGAAGGTCATCGCCTACTGCAAGGCGGTCAAGCGCTGGAAGGAACCAGGAAAATGACCGCCCAGCTTTTCCCCCGCGAACCGCGCCGCATGAAGCAGCCGGCCAAGGACGTGCTACGCGAGCAGCTGGTGGTCGCGGCGAACCGAATCATCGAGCAGGCGGAGGAAATCCAGCGACTGCGCGAGGCAGCAACCCAGGCCACCGAGCAGCTGCGCGCTGCGCTGGCCACGAACTGA